ACTCTGCTGGTGATCGCCCGCTAACCCCTGCCGCAACTCAGGCCATTACTACTGGGAAGACAACTGCTGCAAAGGGTGGTGTAATCTTCAATATGGGAGTTCCATTCAACAGGCCAGATGATGCTACTGCTGGAAAGGTTTATGTTGTTGCCAAGACAGATGCTGGAACTGCATCAGCTTCGGCTCGTGTATTCTGGACAAAATAAACTGGAGATATGATGGGAATCCCTACAGTATTTGATACCAGCCCCACATATACGGGCACGGTTACTGCTGGTGATCTTGAGATCGACAGCGGCACACTAAGCATTGATGCAACCAACAATCGCGTTGGCATTGGCACGCTTGCCCCAGTCAGGTCTCTTCACATAAGCGGGTCTGGCTCACAGCGGATATTGGTTGAATCTACCGATGGCCAGGCTGGCATTGAGCTTAAGTCCGATTCCACAAACGGCGTTATTATCTATTCACCAAACGCCTCTGACGATCTCGAGTTCTATCTTGGTGGAGAGGATAGGGTGGTGTTCTCCGAGGTCGGAGACGTTCATGCAGATGGGTCCCTCTTCGTCAAAGCGAAGGCCGACGCTCTAGCTGACATTGCCTCGTATGGCCAAATTTGGGTGAACACAGCCACGCCAAACGAATTGTACTTCACGGACGATGCGGGCACAGATTTTCAGCTTGGTGCTGGGGCGACTGCTCTATCTGGCACGACCAACAACACGATCTGTACCGTCACCGGAGCCAACGCGATCCAAGGCGAGGCCAACCTGCTGTTCGATGGCAACGCCCTGACGGTGACCGGTGGGCAGATCGTCAAGCGGGTCATTCTGGATACCAGTTCCACCACATCCTACAATGTGCTGGCCACCGACTACTACATCGGGGTTGGCTCTGCTGGTGGTACGGCCCAGGCCCTGACGATTAACCTCCAAGCCGTCAGCGGACTGGAGGGCAGGGTCATCATCATCAAGGACGAGTCAGGTGAATGTGGGACATACAACATCACCATTGACGGGGACGGCAGTGAGACCATTGATGGGCAGACTACCCAAGTGATGAACTCCAACTTTGCGTCGGTCACCCTGGTGTGCAACGGAGCAAGCTGGAGCATCGTGTGACCTACAGGTTCGGCACCCAGGAAACCCCAGTGGTTGGTGGCCCATCGGCTGCTGACCTTGCTGCTGGGTATCGGGTGCTGCACATGCCAGACTGGAGGGCGACCGCATCGAATGGCGCCGCCTTTGACAATGTGGCCGTGGGCAACCTGTTCAATATAACCACAAAGGTATGGTCTTTTTCCGACAGTGCCAACAAGCACATTGTGTCTGGCGATGCAGCTAGTTTTGTTTTCCTTCCGATAGGAACGACTTCTGCAAAGCTTCAGCTACTGTGGGGACAGAACGACGCGACCACCGGCACCGACTATGTGGTCTGGAGGTTTGGTGCCATTCAGGCAGAAACTGGTGACCAACTCTTAACTGCTGTTGATGCCAATGTTAGAAACGTGGAGGTAGACGCAACCAAGTCGGTAGAACCAGATCGGTACGCCTACAAGATTGATTCTATCGAGCTTACGCTTACTGGTTGGGAAGACAGACCAACAATGTTCTACCTCACGCGGCTTACCACTTCAGGTGACGATGACATGGATCACTTCGCTGCTGTTTACGGCCTCCAGGTTCTGGTGAAGTAATGACGTACAACTTTGGACAAGTAGCTGGCTTCAAAATGAGCGTCTATTGATGAAGCTCGCATCTAACTTCACGCTGTCTGAGCTTACTCGCACTGGTCATAGGCGATACCTTGCTGAGAATAGAAAGCCACCAGAAGAGGTTGTAGAAGCATTAAAAGATACTGCTCAAATGCTTCAAACTATTCGTGATCACTATAAGTCTCCAGTAGTTGTTCATAGTGGGTATAGATGCCCAGCCCTGAACTCTGCTGTTGGAGGATCAACATCTTCACAGCATGTAGCTGGTGCCGCATGTGATTTTCATGTTGTTGGTGTTCCATTGAAAGAAGCTTGGGAATGGATCTGGAAGAAGTCTGATCTTAAGTTTGGTCAGCTAATCCTTGAGGGGTGGGCTGCGGGAGAACCTAGCTGGATACACCTAAGCTTAGGTGTTCCATATAGATCTTCACATAAATGTGGTCAGGTTCTTACTTGGGATAAGAAGAACGGGTACGTTCGCATATATGACAACAATGATCCGATGGTATGACATACTCAGCGTTGCAGTAGTTCTTTCGTTTTTTGCTATTTGTATTATAGTTTTTTTAGTGGAGATATTAAAATAATGCCTAAAGGTAGGGTTGGTAAAAGGATTCGTAAGTTTGATTTGGATGGGGCAACCCTATCCAGATTGGTTGACACCATGGTTCTTGCAGCAGAAATGATGTTTCCTATTCCCAAGTCTGGTCCTGAGAAGAGGGAGTGGGTCATTGATCAGATCAATAATAGAATCAACATTCCTATTGTTGGCGAGAAGGCAGAGGCGCAAGTCATTGGATTCTTGGTGGATTTTGCCATTCAAATGTACAATGATATGAGAGAGGGCCAGAAGTAATGGAGAGCGGAATGATTGAAACTTTAGTTAGCGGTGGGGGAACGCTTGCTTTAGCAACAATCGTTTGGTGGGAGCTTCACCAGATGCGAGAGGCTATCGATCTTATGAGTGATAGAATGTCCCGCGTCCTAGAACATGTGAGGTCTTCAGATGGACAAGCTTAAGAGTCGTAAGTTTTGGTTTGCATTCCTTGGTGCGCTGCTTCCGGTTGTTGCCCAGGCAATGACAGAAGACATTCAAATGGCAGAAGCCATGCAGCTAAGCGTAGCCATCGTCATCTCTTACATCTTTGGTCAGGGATACGTTGATGCTAAGCAGGTTGAAGGGTCTGGTAGCTAGTGTCCCTAGAGGAGACATTGCTTGGTCCTTTACTGGACCTTGGCGGGATTGGTATCCTTGCCGGGTTTCTTATGTGGATTCACATCCAGAACACTAAGAGACTAGATGCAATGCAAGATAAGCACGACCAGCTTCTTGCTGATTGGAGAAACGAACGGGTAGATACCATAGAGTCACTGATACATAAAACTAATGCTCTTGACTCTAAGTTTGACCCTATGTACGAGAAGCTTGATGCTGCTTTAAGCCGAATATCTATCGGACTAAAGGAGATGCGTGAGCACTACCAAGAAGCCAGAATAGAAAAGATCACAGAAGAAGCCAAGAAGTCTAAGGATTAGACCGCTCCATGTGTTTGTGATAGTCGGTGCTCTGGAGGAAAACTATATGTTTACTATTCTCATCTCTCTGTTGGCCTGTAGCTGCCCCGAAGACGAAGACAAGGGGGACACCACCACTGAGGAGGCAGAAGCCACCACAGAGGCCGAAGAGCCAACCCCAGAGGATGGCGATGAAGAGGAAAGCGAAGAAGAGGACGGGGGCAGGGCGAGAAGGACGCGCTAAAGGCAGAGCGAGTAATCCCCATCCTCTTTTCATTGCTAAGTATTAGTGTCGGTCCCTACCGTTATGCCCCGCAAGGCTTACTTCCCTACGACAAAAGGGCTGCGCAAAATTAAACGCGAACATTGCAGCCTGGGGACCGGCACACCTTTCATTGATTTATTCCATAGAGAGCAAGGCAAGCAGCATCTGCTAATCCCGAATGGGGAACTCTCTTTTTACCTGGAGTGAGGTCAAGGTCTGGAACCCTTGCGCTAGCTGCGACAATGGCTCTGTCCTTACCTGTACCAGATACTCCTTTTAGAACAGTCTTAGACCACTCTACTGGTCTCACAATGGTGGTTGGTAGGCCTTTGGCTGCGAGTATTCCCAACCAAAGGCCATAGCCAACACCAGTTCTGAACATGCTAGCTACACCCTGCTTGGGCATAGCTTGCTGCTTCTCTAATACCACGAGCTTGATGGTACTTAGGGGACCCCAGCTAGACAGCGCGTCAGCCATAAAGGACGGCACATACTCCCTCCTTGAACCCTTACCTACACTTACAGTCAAAGACTTCTTGGTAAGGACACTACCAATACACTGACCGTTATGGTCTAGAGCCACAATGGCTCCATCCATGCCGGGGTCAATCCCTAAGATATACACATCAAACCTCGCTTTCTCTTCTTTGCCAGATAAGAACCTTGTTTCCATCAACCAGGAGGATGCAGTGAACTGAGCCAAGTATTGGATCAACAAACACCCTCATGATTGAATCGTGCTCAATCCTTAATGACTCAATAGCAAAAGACTTGTAGTCAAATGGATAGAACTTCACTGGCATTGTGGAATCAGCTACCATGGAAAGTCTTCACCATCGTTGCTCTTGTTGTCTGACTTTGGTGGATAGCTGCTTGGTTCCTTTGCGTTTTCAAATGCATTGCTATCAACCTCGTGCCCGCTTTCCAGACCAGAAGAAGACACCTGCGACACGACGTTGGCAACAACAGACGTGACCCAAACCTTCTGTCCACCTTTCTCATAGCTGCTGTTGTTTAATCTTCCCTCAACAAGAATAAGGTCACCCTCTGACATATTTGGAAGGCTCTCACGGAGCTTACCAAACACATCAATCTTGGTTCGGGTAGTAAACTTCCTGCCGTTCCAGTGGTTCCATGTGGCAAGAGTGAAGTAGGTTGCAGCACTGTTTTGCTTTGGTTCAAGAACCACGGTTCCGATTAGAGTTACACGATTAAGCATCATTTTCTCCCACGTACAGTTTTACTTTTGTACTTGATTGTAGCCATTTAGATGTTTCTGCTACCTCTGAAGAGTCAGGATAGCAATGTTTATGATATGAACAATAGTCACAAGGGAAGCCTATACGTCCCTTTTTGTTTGGTTTAAATGGAACATTAAGATCAAATGGTGATCTTGATGTCAGTATTGTTTTATAGTTTTCTTGTATCTCTCGTTGTATCTCCTTGTCTTCTTTGATCCACTGACCCACCAACGGGAACAGGGGCTCCCAATGGTGTTCTGTTGTTACCGCATCCTTAGCGGCGGAAGCCTTTCCGAACGCCAGGATGTAGGTTCTGCTTGTTCCAGTAGCAAGCATGTAAGCTTGAATCTGGTAGTAGTAAGAGTCTGTCTTACTTAATCCATCTGCCCTAAACCTCTTGAAGGCGTAGTCAGACATAGACTTTATCTCTAAGACTACCCACTCCTTGTCCAAGCTTTGCTCACCAAGAAGATCATTAAAGATTGGAACATTCATCATTCCATCTGGGTGCCCAACAATGTTGGCTACCTGCTTACCGGACTCCCCAAACGGAACCGCAATAGATACCTCAAGCTGATCGTCTCCCATGTAGGATGTATTGATATCTACATCAACACACGCCTCTTTAAGGCAAGCAACGATCATTGCCTCAAGCGCATCACCAACAGCAAACGTTAGCCTTGCTGCACCATCTATGGTGTGACCATCCTTTACCCAGTTGTAATGTGCAAAGGCTTGTTGCCTAATACAAGAACCACAGGAGGATAAGCGCAACCCACTGCCCTGATTATCACAAAGCTGCCTAATGATTGTCTTACCAATAGCCCTTGTGTTGTGCTCTTCCTTAAGTCTTTTGGGATTATCTAATCTCTTTCGTATCAGTTGGGATATATCTGGCAGCCAATCTGCACCAACTCTATCAAACTTAATACCTTGTCTCATAAGTCGCGTTTTCATTTTCTTTATATCCTTCGTCTATTTCTTCATCTAGGTTTGCTACGTGATCACAGAGAATCTCCACTCTGGAGCCCCGTGGGTTCTTTGCCATACAGATCCTTCCAATAACTGACGTAAGGCACTCGGCTTCGTGGCATTCAAGTACGCTTTCTCCGCATCTGCCAAATGCAATGATAGGTACAAGCAGGTCAAATGTCTCATGCTTTACGCTTGGGTTGTACAATATTGCTCTTACTTTTGGTCCACCTCCTTTCGCTTCTCCAATCTTCTTTGCGTCTCTTAAGTATCCAATGACTTGTGTAATGTTTGGATATACATGTTTGAAACTCATCTTCTTGTCATCCTATTGTCTACTGTGAAGTCAATCACCCACACCCATGGGTTATCTTCCCACAAGCTCGAACGAAAGTAGGCGCTGCGCCAGTGCTGCTTAAACTCTTCTAGATTATTGAAGCCAGATAGCTTCATGTCTTCGTTAGTTATAGCATGTAGCGTCTCAGCCCTAATGGATCTGATCCTAAGCCACAGCCTGGCATCTCTTTTTTTCATAGAGATTGAAAGCTTCCAGTCTACTTTTAGATCGTCTTCTATTCCATTGCTTGGCCCAAAGCGGTGGATGATGTGCTCATTGTTTCGTGGTCCAACATCAGACCACTGCTCCTTTGCATACAACAAAGACCCAGGACCACCATATTGTGGGTTTGCTGCCACATATTTACTTACTGTTCTATCGGACACCCACCACCAAGCAGCGTCACCAGGCTTTCTTTGAAGGGTAATGTCTCCCATCCACCAGTCTTTGTCGTCCCACATAAACGGCAGTGGCTTCTCAAATCCCTTGTTGAAAACAACGTTCTTTCTAATCTGTGTCCTTGTTCCATCAAACGTAGAGTTAACCATGTGCTCGCTGAATAGGATTGGGTAGCGCTTTCCTATTATGCTCTTCTTTCTCCTTGCAGTCATCGCTTAAGCCCCTCGGCCACAGACCTACCAGCATCAGTAAGCCTGTACTCTTTTGTCTCATAGTCCAGCTTGCATATGGTTTCTTCTATTAGTCTACGACGAACAAGGGCACGCAGGGTGCTTGACGCATACCGCCTGAACCATCGAAGACCACTTGGGCGCCTCGGATCACGGCTAGAGGTAGACTGTGACTTCTCTATATTGGGGCACATTCCGGTGTCTTTACACTCTGCCTCAAGTGTAAACATATAGACCAATGCCCCCTTCATTGGGGGGCTTAGGCTTCTCTCTTCTTCTTCAAACACTTCTACTAGTGTCTTTCCTTTTGTGTCTTCTTCGTTGTGTGCCTCCAAGTTGAAATGGTGGCACGGCTCCTCAAATCCATCTGGCCACTTGACATAGCAGCCATTCTCCCAGGTTTCATAGGTCACAACCCCGATACCTCGTTCACCTCGGACTGGGCACGGGGGGCCAACCCACCTCACCTTCTGTCCTTTTGCTAGCTTCATTTTATATCTCCTTTGTTTTATCTAGAATGGGGCCATGTTTTCGTCGTAGTCGCCATTGTTCTGGTAGTGCCACTCGATGTATTGGTCTACTCGCTGCTCAAGCTCACCAAATCCAAACCATTTCAGTATGTTGATGGATGCTTGAACAAACAGATCTTCTTCTGCTTCTAGCGGGCTTTGAAAACCAAACCCTGCTGGCTTGCCGTCTTCCCACTTCGCCATTGCTGCACGCATCGTCTTGTGTAGGTTTTCCCTTGGGATGTTTCCCTTCTGGAATACAAGCTTGATCCTTTGCTGTGCCCTCTTCTTCGGTGGGTCGTCCCTGCTAATGAACTTTGATATTTCATCAGCAACAGCCGCGTGACCGGCTGGGTGGCCCCCGGGCTGCCTTGGTGCCGCCTTCTTCTTGGGTGTGGACTTCTTCTTTGGTGCTTCCTTCTTAGGTTCTTCTTTCTTTTCTTCTTCTTTATCCACAACCTTGGGACCAATCCTTGCGTACTTTGGTCCATCTGGGAACAGGTGTGATTGAAGAAACTCAACGCTCGGGGCCTTAGCAAACAGGTACTTCCTGGTTTCCTTGTCCTTATGGGTAATCTTGTACCTGTCTTCTACCCGTAGCTTCTCCTCTTGGAGATCTACCCATGTGTTTCCAAGATCATAGAGGTGGCGGCCAATGCCCCAAGCAACACCAGCACGCTTGAGCGCACCAGAGATACCACCCTTGGCAGCTTCAAACTGAGTGTCGCCAGCACCATCTTCCTTTGGAATCCATTCACCATTGATCTTGATGGACAGAGTGCAGATGTTCTTACCACTACTTGTTTCCCTGTATGTACAGGTCCAAGACTCTGCCCCAAGAACGTCGTCTAAGCGGTTCTGAAGGGCTCTGGCGTCGAGGTAGCATAGGACCATTGCCTTCCTACCGAAGGCGCGCTCTACACGCCAGTAAACGTCAGCATCCCCAAAGGGTCGGGTAAGATCCTCGTGAGTCTTCTTCCAGTTCTTATCTGTGATCTTCATTTTATATCCTTTCTAGTTTCATTCTCTTTATGACCGCTATAAATGCAGGCCTATCTGCTGTGAATAGCGACCAGGTTATACCTAAAGCCATCATTAACCTTAGGTTTAAGCTTGCGGATGGTATTCTCTTTGCTTTCTTATATGCTTTTAATGTTTGTAGATGAACTCCTACTTCATTGGATAACTCCACAAGGGTTATGCCCCTTGCTTCTGCCATTAACCGTAGACGAAACCACCATTCCTTGGGTGACAACTCAGGCTGTAGCCGCTTGAACTTTCCTGTCGCCACTGGACGAACCCTATCACGAGGTTAACTTTCGTGTCAAGCCAAGACGAGAAACCCGAGGTTGAACCTCAAGAATCGAGCCGCCGACCGACCAACAAACCGAGGCGCTACAGGTTGTACGCCTCCTGTACTCCATTATCACTAGATGATTTAGACATAGTCCCATCGTGGCGTGGGTCATTAAAGCCCCAGTCAGGAGGAGAGAAGCCTTCGTCATGATCATCATGAATTCTTTGCACCTTAAGTCTAGACCAAAACACAACGTCTTTCTTTGAGTGGTCCCTGCTCTTTAGAGAGACCAACTCAAACGGTTGATGCATGTCCGATAGCTCTTCATTTGTATACTTCTTCTTTGAGGTTGGCTTCTTTGGAGCCTTGTACATGAAGGGTCTATAGAGACCAAAGGCTAGAGCAGCATCATGCAGTGGCTTGTCGCTACCACGGAAGTGGTGCTGCATTGGGACGCCAGAGCGCCGGTTCACAACCGAGTCCTCTACAGATCTGTTCAACTGAATGAGGCTTATGACTGCAATGTTTTCTTTCTTTGCAACCATACGAAGCATCTCACTGATGTCATCTACTTCCCAGGTTCTGTTGCCACCGCGGTGCTTCTTTGGTGCCTTGATTAGCTGAAGGTAGTCTACCCACACAACCTTGCAGCCATGCTGCCTAACCATCCTTCTGATTGAGCTTTCAACAGCAAGGGCATCTACAGAACTATCATCAATATAAATAGGCAGTGAGCTTAGGCTGTCGGTTGCTTCTGACAGCACATCCATTGACTCTTCATCACCACCATGAAGCTGGTTTACTGACATGCCAGCTTTGATAGTAGCCATGCGATCAACAAGCCTTGACCTTGGCATTTCAATAGACAGGATTCCTTGTGGGATGCTTGTCTCTGCTGCCCTAAGAACGCCAGAGACAAGGAACATTGTCTTGCCTACCTCTGGCCTCCCACCAATCACAGTCATGTAGCCCCTTGGCCAGCCATGGTAGTGCCTATCAATGCTTCCGAACCCAGTTGGAACGTACTCAGTGTCCTCTCCAGCTAGGATCTTTCCCCACCTAGTCTTCCTCTCCTTGCAAGCATCTGCAAGAGAGATGATGGTAGAAGTTGAACCATCAGAGGAAGTTATGTCTAGTATGCTAGACTCAGCTAGTTTAAGAATCTCACTAGGAGTATCTTCTAGTTCAGTTAACTTAGACTCTAGGTTCTTTAGAGTATCTTTAAGAGTTCTTAGTTTATATGAGTTAACTAACTTATCTACATATGAACTTAAAGAGTATTTATCTACAGCATTATCACCTAGTCTAGATATATATGCTATATCACCATACTTATTATGACCCTCTGAACCAAAAGAGTTAACTAATATAGCACAATCTGCTGGTTCATTATTAGAATACTGAGTATATATCCACTTATATATCTCTTTATGTTGACTAGAATAGAAGTGATACTCTCTTAGAACATCACCAACTTCATCTAGATATCTGCCGGAAGATAATAATAAACTTCCTAGTACAATACGTTCAATCTCAGTTGGGTGCAGCCCAACCACATCACCTGGTTTCACTGTTTCTCCTTATGATTTTCTTTCCCGACGACTTGCCCATCGGTTAGCCGCATGATAGCATCCGGGCTGTAGTCCTGTCAACCGGAGTGTGCGTTGTCCAGCGAAAACCACAGGGGGAAACTTGGTTTTGGTGGTCTGCTGCGAGGCTTCAGGCACCGCTCTGGCTTGACGCAACAGGCCCTTGGGAAGCTTATTAGTGTTTCTAAGCCAGTGATCAGTCATTACGAGTGTGGGTTTAGGCTTCCGAGTAGGCAAACTATGGGAAAGATTAGGGACGTTTTAGAACTAACATCAGAAGAGTATGTATCTTTGATGGATGCTGCCAATGGCTGATCGAAAGAAAAGCGCGTTTAAAAAGCAGACCACACCCACCTATGACATTCCACATGGAACTGTTGAAGTGTTCAAAGGAATAGAAGACGGCAAGAGGGAGCCGTATACAGGAAGGCAGGTTGGGTGGTTCTATTCAAGCCAAACCAAGAGGGGCACAACAGAAAGAACTTACACCATGAAGTTTCCAGTGTTCTGTGCTGGTCCAGTAAGGGTTGGTGTTGGGGATCAGTTCCTTTGCGTGGTTGGATACAACCCATACTTCTGTTGGCTAAGGAATGGGAAGCTCTGGTGGCATGAGCGCATAGTGATGCCAAACTATTTTGAAACGCCACGCTCGTGCGCGGACAGCGCGGAGATAACGGAGTGGGCGGACGCCTGCGCGCGTGCCGTACTTGATAGGATTACTCCAAACAGAGTTGGAAAGATCTATAAGGAATCTACTAGAAGATACTGGTCAATCCTGCGCGCGTTAGTTGATGAAAGAATCCTTGATGCCGCCTCTCTTGGCTATGACAAGACACATGAAGACTTTGCCCATGGTGTCTATGAGGAGTGGCGCGCGTCTGACTTACTAAGCCCAAGGTGCCCAACCATTAGACATGCTGTATTATCTTCTCTTGTTCTTGCTCTTGATGCAGAGAAGGCAGCACAGCTAATAGAGCTTGCTTCTTTACTTGAGAATAAAGTACCAATCATATCTCAAGAAGTAGCATTAAGTATCTATCAACACTCAGCATCTATGCTTGCGCGCCTATGTCCACAGTGGTGGAACCAAGGATACTTATGTAATTGGAGGATGGTTGGCTCAATAGAAAGAATGTTTAGGGCACAACATGTAAGGATGCTTAACGATGCGTTTGATAAAGGGGTACAGTTTGAGTCGTCTGCTGGTGTGTTAATGGATAAAGTGCTATCAGATGCTGGCCTAACTGGGGCCGAAGTTGATGCGTTTCGTGACCAGGCAGAAAGCGAGGTTGAAGCGGAACAATAGCGAATCGCTTGACAGGCTGTAGCGGTTTTGCTAAGATGTGGGTCCGGCCAGTGGTGGTCCGGTAGCGATAAAGCAACAAACAATAGTGGAGTGAGTATGCCTACTGAAACAGAGGTTGAGATTATCCGTAAGCCTCGTCGTAAGAAGAGCACCAAGACAACCAAGGTGTCTAATGGTGCCGGGTCTCCCCAGGCTGTGCTGGTGAAGCTTAGCCCCGAGATTAAGGATGGAGTGCGAAGGGCATCTAATAGCCAGATGCGTTCCATGAATGGTCAGGTTGCGTACTATGTTGTGCGTGGTCTGGTGGCCGACGGTCTTATTGAAGACAACAGCTAGAACAAATCCCTGGGGCGGATTGGTTGTTGCTTCTCCGTACACATTTCCATGTGGGCAGCAGCCAATCCGTACCCATTTTTATTATAAAAGGAATATACAATGACAAGAAAAGATGTCGTAGCTATTGCAGATGTGCTTGGATTAATCTCCAATCCAGAAGAAAGAAGAATCATTATAGATAAGATGTGTGAGCATCTTGCTGAGTCCAATGGCCGGTTCAATAGGTCAAAGTTTCTTCAGCATGTAGAGGAAGTGGCAAGAACCAAAGAACATCTAGATGGAATTAAGACCATGGTAAGGAGGCAAGAGGAGCGCGAAGCCCTGGCAACCGTATCCGACCTAGAGTTTTCAATGCGAAATGGAGGTGAGTGATGGATGAAGCAACTGCTCGCAAGATCGCAGCATTGCCTGGCCTTCTCGATCTCTTGAGAGAGGGAGAAGAGGTTGTCAGTGGGCTTGAGGCCGAGGCAGATAACGCAGGTATAGGAGACCTAAGAGGCATTAAAGAAGCGAGGTCTTGGTGGACCAGAGCCGAGGCTTGGCTGCGTGAACTCGATTGCGAGGTGGGTGATGGATGAACTGAAGCCATACGACAAAGCATTCTTATATACTTGTGACGCATGCGATAAACTTAGGCGCGTAGATAATGAAGTGGAGAAACCTTGTACAAAATGCGGCGCGTGCGGTATTTGCCATGACCCAAAAGAATGTGAATGAGGAGGCGCGCGTTTTGGAAGCGCGTAGGGAAGTAACAAGGCACTATATTATTATCAATAGAGATGACATGATTGAGTATGAGTTCATAGTAGAGAACGATGGTTCATCATTTGTATATGATACATATGAACAGTGTCTTATTAGAATAAGAGAGGTAGATGTATATAAATCTATTAAAGATTTAAGACACGAGAAAGGAAGAAGATTAGTATTTAAAGCTAATCTATGTGCTTAATGGTACTGGGGTGTAGGGTTTAATAGGCAACCCGTCTGGTTGTTACCCAGAAAATGGTGGTTCGAATCCACCCGCCCCAGCCTAAAGTGCAGGTTAAAGCACCGGTTTCCTCGAGAGCTTGACAACTACCGGGGGGGCCGTGCTATAATAATAGAATCCAGCCGGTGGTCGGTTGGTGAATCAGTCAGCATCAATAAACAACAAGGAAATACAATGACTGTATCTTATAAGAGTCCATCTGGTGTCGTTTACTCCGGCTTAGACCCGGATGACGCAATGAAAAGGTATGCAGATGATGGATGTAAAGGAAAGATTATAAAAGAAGAAGGCCAGATAGTAGCATGTATCGTTGGATATGATGACGACGAGTGTGCATTGGTTACCCCAATCAGTCCCGAAAGTATCACAGATGATATGCCTCCACGTACAATCTCAAGCAATCATATATCTTGGTATAAAGATTTAGGTTTCTTTAATCAGATTGTGGACTGGCTTAGTAGCGACGACGGCTATGGTGAGAAACCATATAGCTTGGATTCTTTTTCTTTTGATATGGAATACATTCAAAGTGACCCCGACGCTGCCCTTGCTGAAGCAGCAAACACTCAAGAAGATGATCCATCTAATGATGACTTAGATGACTTCTTTTCAGTGGATAAGCCAGAGGCTAAGCCCGTTGTTTCCAATGGTGGCCCAAGGACCGTGGATGCTGGTACCTTCAGTCAAGAGGCAAGGGATAGGCAGGATAGGCACATTGATATGCTCATGAGCATTGGTATCTCTCCTCCAGGAAGTAACATTGTGGTTGGTGGGATTCCGAATAGCACCACCGCTGGCTATGTTCGTGGCACTGCCGTCATAGGTGCTGGGTATGACAACCTCAAGACAAGTAAGAATGAGTGGGACAGCAAGCCGCTTATTGAAGATGCTGGTGAAGAGTTTATTGAAGTGTTCAATAAAGAAGAGAGAGAGGATCATTTGGTAGATGCTGGGAAGCTCCGCATGGATGACGATGGTTGGCTTGTTGTTGAGTCTGGACAAAAGTTTATGCTTGAAGAGCAGGGATTCACCACGTTGCTTGCAAGGTCTCGAGGAAGCGTTGGTCTATATGAAGACTATGATGATCAGTATGGTAGTACCGAGAGAGACTCTTTGTTCCCTCGGGCTGCCCAATATCTAATGCAAATGGAGCCTGACCGTAGGGCATACAACTTCAATAAGGATATTGCCGGTGCTGTTGGAAACCTAATGCTTCGAACGAGGCAGGTTGGTGACCATCGCAGTATCTTTGCTGCTGTCACAGAGAAGTACTCCCAGTTTGATGGTGACAAGGTTGTTGAAGCGGTAGGCAAGGCGCTTGGTGGCAAGGGATATCGGGGAGAGATTGTATACAATGCAGTAAGTACAACTCTCTCTATTGATGCTACCTACCATGCTCCTTCAGACATTGTAGACTTTGCTGCTGGAGATGTATTCCAGGTAGGCTTCAGGACCAAGAGCAATGATGCTGCTGGTGGTGCTCTTATCAGTGACCCCCAGGCTTGGTGGAACCAGTGCTTGAATATGATAATCATTGCCATTGCCAAGGCTCGTGGATTTAAGATTGTCCACAAGGGTGGTATGGATGATGTTGTTAATCGCTTCAATGAGATGACAGAAGAAAGCCAGGAAGTCTTTGCTCACTTCGCCGATGAGTGGGGTATTCTTGGTGAGACCGATATCAATAGCGTCAAGCTCTTTGGACAGAAGTTCTCTACTGTGGACGAGGCTTTGTCTTTCATGGTTCTTGAAGGTAAGCTCGGCAAGGACATCGCTAAGGATGTACACCTTGAGTGGCTCTTGAGTAGCCTTAAGAACCAAGGTGGGGGTGATACCCTTGATAGCCTTGTGAACGCTGTCACAAGGGCAGCGCATGAGCATACTCTCAATGATATCCAACGGGATGTCTTTGAAAGGCGGGCTGGAATGCTGGTACCGCAGCTTGTCAAAGTAGCTCAAGCATAGTTGAAGTGGGGTGCCTGGTGTATGCCAGGTACCCCCTTTACATTATGTATGAACAACCACAGTGCGAAACAATATGTCAACTATGGATACTATTCGTAGTTATTTTTATTATCATTCACGAGGCAGGAGCATAGAGATGCAAGAACAGACACAAGTAGAGATTGTAGAAGAGATGGCGCGCAAGAAAGGAGCAGAGCTACTGGACATTAAGAAATACAGTGATCATAAAGATGATTATTTTTTACATATAGTATTGGTCAAGTGGCGTGGTGAATACGTCACATGGTTGGCCAATACACAGGGCAGGGGCTTTGGTAATGGCCATTACTTCCATCCAGAGTACGAAAACAATGCTCTTACGAAAGCAATAAAAGACTTTCATAAGCGAGGCTTTTACCAACAACCCCAAACAGAAACGATGCTCTCATATTGAGAGACTAATAGGAGAAAACAATGAAGCTTGAAAATGCAAGTAAAATCTTTTATTACCTTGAAGATAAAGGAACGCCAGTAGAGATATCCGAGGGATATTCTGGTCGAGGTATGTATGGAGAGGAAACCACAGGGATTGTGGTTGATAATGCAATGGATGTGGCTCGTGCAATGGGCCACCTTGGAATAGAAGACAACCAAAGAACAGACTCAATGGGTCTACAAACTATAGTGTATTAGGAGAAAACAATGAGAGAAGTACCAAACAACTATGTCCTTTGTACTCACTGCCAAGAGTCTTTTAATGAGGACCATCCTCACGATTGTTGGACACAGCTATGCGCGGTGTCGTTCGTTCGTATGTTCCCGGAGATTGTCTTTGATGATACTGCAATGCAGCACTTAGAAGACATCTCTGAATTCATTAGAAACGTCAGTGATATTGAAGTCAGATGTAAGATTATTGAAGAGCTATACGAGAGGCTTGAGTACCTCAATGGGTATGGCGGCGCGGTATCCGATGATGATGCGCGTCGACGCTTCAAGGTATGGTTGTTCCATGACCTTGCAGACATGTCCTTTGGTATATCTTGGCAGAAGTTAAACAAGGAAACCAATACATATAGCGCATATATGGGTGGTGGATTGATATGGCATGGTGGACCTAATGATCCATTAACAGTACCACTTGTTAAGCAGTACTGGGGTATACATACATAGGATAGATACTATTCTATAGTATATATGGGCCGCTTCGGTATGTTCTGGAGCGGTCCATCTTCGTCGTGACCGGCGAAAAACCCAGGTTCAACGCCGTGCTTGACAGGAGCCACGGATTGTGTGGTACAATGGTGGTCCACCGTTCCTGTTGGGACGGGGAAACCTACTACCAGAGATGAAACGATGACAGCATGCATCCGCATTACATATGAGCAGAAATGTTGGGACCAAAACATTCCATTCTCTATCCATGATGCTACTTGTTTTGAAGAACATAAAGTACAAATGCGATACGACGGCGACCGTCCTGGGTATTCAGTTACCACTACTTGGTATCGTATAGATTGGAAGCCTGCAGCAAATGCTGCGCTATTGGCATGGGCCGATAGCGACGAGGCAACCAGCATAATCGCTATCTTTCCCAATGGTGATGGATATACCCTTTCATTGGAGGATCTTGTGGATATCTCTTATGGTTCTATCAAGCTGTCTACTATGGTTAGGGCTTGATTGTCCCACTGGTTGCCCACTATGTGGGCATCCATTGGATGCAATGAAGCGTCGGGAGATAATACAATGATTGTATGGCCATGTAAGAAAGATACTGGATTTACAGATAGGCAGCAGCAGATAGCGCAGGAGGCATGTAATGAGCATACCGTTGTGCTGTCGGAGATGACCAAGGACACCGCAGAATATATGCTTAATTGGTTATCTAATATGAGAGATGACTTAGAGAATGAGTCAACCCGTAACTGCAGGACAACAAACCAGCGGCGGTTTGCAGTAAAGCAGCATCGCAAGATGATTTGGTCTTTGAGGCAAAAGCTGATCATACGGATCTTCCAAGTCAATGTGGATGCAATCTTGGACCGACCGTGGCCGAGCCTCCGGCCTCCGGAGAGGCTTGCTTGATTGTCCTATTGATTGCCTGCTTATTTTGGGGGCAATCAATGGATGCAATGAAGCATCGGGAGATAATACAATGAGTAACGTAAACAATTACAATGTGGTAGGAACAGGCAGCCTGATGGATATGGCGTTGATTGCCGGGTACCTTATCGGTGTTGAGGCAATATCAAATGCCTTTATATCTGGACCAATGGTGGTGCTTGGAAGTGGAAACAATCACTTCCTTACATTGAAAGATAATAGTGGCAGTGATTGTGGGGCACTTACTATCGTTTTAAGTAGTCGCAACTACCACGTACATACCGAGAACCACAACAAGTTGCTTAAGCACATTGATATTTTTTATATTCGAGGTTGCTCGGCACGTCTTACTCAAGCTTCTATGACAAAGAACCCCGGTGATGACCGGGAACTGGGTAGTTTTATATCAGAGAACTACTATGATCGCCTCTTAATAGGTGATTGATTGTCCCATGGGCTTCCCACATTGGGAGGCCGATGGATGCAATCAAGCATCGGGAGATAACACAATGAATGTATATATAAATCCATTTGTATATAGGCAAGAACCAGACAGCCGCTATAGCTACTACAAGGGTTATTGGGAGGGTCTATTGCCACTTGTGCAGCAATGGGCAGATGGTGGCTTATTGTCTGATGGGTATAAGGATGGGGTTAAGGTTGTCCATGTACCAGCAGAGTTTAATGATGATTTCTGTTCACCGATTGTCGAGCTTAAACCTGGAATGATTTTAGATGGTGAGTATAAAGCAAGGCGGTACGGTGAGCATCCAAGAAAGTCTTTTCTTGCACGTCCATTCGAGGAACAGAGGATGCCTACCCTTTCGGTAGAGATTGTATTGTATTCATCTATTCTGTTGTCAGAAGATGATGACAATCATGAAGACCCAGTACCTGGTAACTGGGAGATAATATCTATCAATGCAAATCCATTTGAGGGCAAGGCCCCAATGGGGCCAGACACACTAATGCATAACCATTTTGGTAGTGATGGTGGTACGGCTACCAATATGAGTGATGAAGAGTTTGTAGCAGAGCTACGTAAATGCTTTGTGTTCTGGAAAGACAAGGCAATGTGTGGTTGATTGCCCTACTGGCTACCGGCAGTCCGGTAGTCAATGGATGCAATCAACCAAGCATCAAGAGGTATAAAACAATGGAATGTATTTTTAATAAGAGTATAAGGGTACCACTGTTCGATGTGATGCTCATTGCGGGGGCTATCCGGGGCGATGGTGATACCCAGATGGTTGCATGGTTCGTGTTGGTAGAGAACGGAGAAGCAAAGACCTGGGAATTTTTAGCAGAACAAAAGCAAGAGAGGGAATAAAACAATGACACTGTATCAATGGCTTGAGGTAATAGACGAGATGCTTCTCGATAGCACTGGTTCTACCAGTGTTAACTCTGGTATCCAGGGTTGGGAAGTATTGTATGAGTCTGGATATGAACCAAGCAAAGCAATTGAACTGATTGGTTCCGATGTGAACCATGAAGTGGATCATTCAATAGGAGAATGGGAATGAAGAATCAATACAATATATTTGATGGCGACAAGAAGTTTCATGGTGACCACCACGATTTGTGGTCGCATTGCATCTACCTTGGCTCATATGTTTACAGGGGTCGTGAGTATGACCTTGGAGTGTATGAGGGCAAGGACTTAGATGAAGTATCATTTGTCATTGTCTATGGAGAAAATTGTTTTAGTTATATATCTCAATTCATTGGGTGTAAAGTTGAGGGGTTGGCAATGATTCAACCTATGAATAGCATTCAGCTTCGCAATGCTGGTCCACATGACTCTTATTACGAACGTAAATGCCCACTTCAAATGGAAACACTTACTCGATACCGGAGGTATCTATCGGCAGGAAAACAGCAGCACACTACACCCAACTATGATTCAAGAACCAGCTACTAAGGTAAAACAATGAACGCAATTAAAGAATCACAAGCAACGTACACCTTGCCCTTCGATATCATGAAGGCATTGGCTCCCATTGCTACCCACAAGGAAGCAAAGAGCAGGGGTGGGTACATCTATGGTATCGCCATTAAGCCAAAGCCACCAGAGCGGTATTCTGGGCTTACCCGGTTCGTGGCAACCAATGGGCATTGCATGCTCATTATTGACTATGTATTTGATGAGGATACAGGCGGTGTATGCTTCATTGAAGGCGATGAGGTAAAGCAATACATTGCAAGCAAGGGTCACTACAAGCCAGAGTTAGACTTCTGCTATGCGGTTGACCTTCCAGACTATGAGAGTGTATTGCCAAACCCAGACGATACAAGCACTACCAGTGGCATTGTTGGCTTTGACCCACAGTACCTGGCAATGCTTGGCAAGATAGGCAAGGCATTGAAGCTACCTACCTATAGGAATCAATGGATGGCAAGGTTTAGTGGACCATTGAGCCCAGTGGTATGGCGATTGGTTCATAATCCAGATGTTGAGACTGGTATCTCTGATGTACAGTTTATTATCATGCCTGTAAGGATTGATTAACATGAGTACAACAACTGTTATTGATTCTTATTACCATGAATCACCTGGTATTAGTGTTGCCTTTATGAAGGAGAACACTAATGAATGGTTTGTGGCGTGGGATAAGCTATCTGATGCAATACTAAACTCTATGCTGCCCGACCCAATGGCAGCAGAGGATACGGATAGCGGTGAGGTATGGCAATACATGGGCACAATATACAATCCGCTCTTTGCTTCATGGCATCATGAGTTTAGGCATAGGAGGCATCCTAAGACCAAAGGTAGGGAAACCTATAGGGTCGATGCTATAAGGCCTCCACTGGCCTTAAAGGTATGCTATAAATGAGTCCCCCGTAAGGGGAAACATTAGTCAATCGAACACTAAGCCCTCCGGTAATACTGCCGGGGGGTTTTTTATTGTCTGTTACTTTGTGTAATACATAGAATGTATTTGCTGGCAGCGCGCGCGTACTCTATTCAATATCATTTGATATCTGAATCACTTTGTTCTGATGAATGGTATGGTATTTGTTTTTTAGTTCTATCATATGATATTCATTTATCACACTGATATTGCATACAGTACTGCTTACATAAAACAATGATTGATATAGGTACCTAAGCACACAGCTATAGGAAGGCTGTTAGATGGGACACAAACCGAGTCTATTGTTAGAGCGGAGCACTATCGTTTCGCCAAAGAATTTACAAATTTTCGTACTCAACGAGAGTAGGCATTGAACGGTGCGTATTTGGACGTGACGATACCGCTGTGGGTACTGGTCTTGACACGTAAAGGCCAGATGGTGCTACTGTGGTGCTTCCTCTCGAGGATGTTCTCGGGAGGGCAATGAAATAGTGCGAAAAAACAAGGAAACGTAACTACCATGGCAAAACGAACAAAAGTATCCCCACTAACTTGCATCTATTCACAGTCACCCTTGCAAAACCTTGACGGGACACCGGTCAAGACGGCCGAGCAATTGGCTAGCCTTCTCGCCTCTGGTGAGGTTCTAGATGTTTTGTGCCGAAACAAGGGCGGATATGTATATGCCGATGAATTGGACGATAACCCTCTTGATGACTGGACAAATCCGGAATGGTCAGTGGCATACAAGTTGGCGGGCTTTAATGCTTCCGCGTTGGATAAATTGGGTATTGTCCTGCTTCCACATTCCACTGGGGAGGTGGTCCAGGAAACCAAGGCCAATACCAACAATGGTCCGGTGAATCCAGGCTCTAAACCCACTGCCCAAGTGGCTACCATTGAAGACCGTTTGGGGGGTATGTCAATCAATGAATTGCGCACCTTTGCAACGGAGGGGGACTACGAGTCTCGAGGTACCTCTACAGCCAAGCTCTGCAAGGACCTGGTGGAGGAAGTGAAAGCACGGCAAGCTCTGAATGGTCAGAGCATGGCCGGAGCGGTCCAGTCGTTTGCTGTTGAGTATGTCCAGAGCTTGAACGGTTCTGATGCCAAAACTGGCGAATTCCGACACCGGTGTAACGAGCGGTTTGGACCCAAGAGCTTGGAGCATTGCCGTGCAGCTTTGAAGGCCACTCTGAACCAGCGACGAAACCAGACTGGCTCATGGTCCCTACACAAGACCATAGAGGAGACTCCAGAGGCACCAGAGGCACCGGAGGCATCCACTGGCCTTTCAGCTATGGTCCAGGCTCTGGTAGCCCAGGAGATTGCCAAGGCCCTTGCTGGTTAGCCAAGACAAGCTCTGTAGCACTAAACCCTCGGGGCTTCGGCCTCGGGGGTTTTTTACGTTCTGAACTACCCGGTCTGGTTTTGGCCGCAGCTTGCGCTTGGTTTTGAGGGGACTACTCGAGGTAGCCCTACCCGGAACACCGCAAGCTGCAGCAATTGCCAGTGGCTACCGCCGTACCTGGCAGAGCCCGACGGCTACCACTGGTGTACTCGACTGGGGAGCCTTGCTGGCGTTCTAAGGCCCCTGCAATCCATTCTGCGGGGGGAGGGGGGCTACCTACGTACCAGAATTGGCCTCCGAGGCCCTGTGGACCCCTTCAGCGCCCAGCAAACGCCAAAAGTAGGCGGTGTCCTTACCCCAGGATGCCGGGGTAGCCTGGCTTGGCCTTGTCGGGATTGTGAGGTGGTCCAGGGGGTAGGGGGAGGGGGGCTGTGTCTTCCTTAGTTCAATCGCTATGTCTTTGTACCTATTGTTTACTCCTTTGTATCTCTATGAATGTGACACCTATACAAATAGCTACAATCCCTTAGAACATAGAATCAGAATAGCTATACATTCCTGCCATAGTACTAAGGAATAGAACATACCCTATACTATATATGCATAACATATTAGCCCCCCATAGCATGGAGGGGGGGCCTCCCCCCCCGGGGGGCTTTACTAGCTTAAATACAACCCCCTCCTTAAAAAAAATCCTATTTCACTTGGCACGCTTGCAAGTTCTTGAACTTATTTCTTGACAGCCAGCATTAACTATATTACTAGTTAGTTAACTAAGTGTTAGTTAATATACTTAGATAATGTAGTAATGTATTCTAGTAGAATAGTAGTAATAGGTAGTAGTAGTAATAGATAATATACTCTCTCTCTTTGGGGAGAGAGAGTACTAGTAGGTATAGATACTAGTTAGTTACTAGTAGTATAAGGTGCTCAGCACAGGAGGAAGGATACCGTGAAGGCAATTGAGCAAAGCAAGAAGTTTGCAGATATAGCAAAGAAGAATCTCATATTGATCAGCACTCTTCAGGCAATGTTTAACGACATGGGTTTGCACATAGATGCATATGTGAAAGATGAAGATGGTGTGACTCTCCCCTATCGTTGGCGGGCAAGGACTAGGAGATTTGAGATTGTAGACAGAAAAGACAACGAGATGGTTTGGGTTCCTGTCGTAGATGTTCATGACATGGAGAAAGTATCTGACCTTCTCAAGGTAGTTGACATGCTCTATGATTCAGGAGTGAGGGAGCTTGAAAGGGTTTCCGTTGTCTTAGAAGAGAGCTATGAGGTTGCGTCAGACTTTTACACACGTATTTCTGGGGAATAGAAAATGGCTGCGATTACTACTGCGACGATGACATCCAAGATTGGTGGTCGGATGATCACTAAGATTGCTGCTGGAGTTGATGCTGACCAAAAGGGTCTCATTGGTGGCACATCCGATGTGTTTATGGCGGAAGTGGACAACACAGCCAATACGTCTACTGATTGCTACTTCAAGATCTACAACGTGGCTGCGCCTACGTTCGGGAGCAATGCTCCAGACTTTATTGGCGAGGTTCGTGGTGGAGCCAAGAGGACATTTACCTTTCTGAAGGGCATGACATTCGCCACAGACCTCAGCTTTTGCGTGGTTACCTTGGGCGGAACGACTGGCAACTCTGCCCTGTCTGGGGTTAACGTCAGAATCATTACATCATAGGAAGAAGACATGGCAACTACCACCACTGATCGCCACGTAGCCATCGCTACCAAGCTTATTGTAGACACTGCCTTGTCCAATACAGTTCAGACTGATGTTCTTGGTACAACGGGCACGTTGTATACGTTGTTTGTGAACAACGGGAACGCTCACAATGTCTACATTAAGCTCTTCAACAAGATTGTTGTGAGTCTTGCGTCTGATGTAGCGGATTTAGTCTATTTGGTGCCTGCAAGCACCGTAGATTGTCTGATTATCGACCAAGGATACGCATTTGATGTTGGTTTGAGCATGGTTTGCGTGCGGAATCCAACAGATACAGACGATACAGCACCCAGCGCAGGCGTAGCAGTACGCCTCGTATGCTCATAGAGGTTTATCATGGCGAAGTACGAGAAAAAAGAGGCCGAGAAGGTTGATGTTATCCCTGAAAGAATGGATCGTGAGTCGGCGCCACCAATGTTTAAAGAGTGGATGGAAAAAGACTTGCGAACGGAAGCAGATATTCGTAGGCAGGAATCGCTTGAGCTTAGACGAAAAAAGGAAGCCAAGGAAAAGAAGAAACCAGAAGAAAAAACCTTCACGGAGGAGAAGCGGTATCGAGACTTGCGAGATCCCGAAACCGTTGACGAGAAGGCGATCCAGTACCAAGAGCATTTACTGGGGCTCGATGATGAGACATTCGCTAAAGTCGGTGAGCGCTACGGATTTACTAAGTTCGATCTCTTGGCGGGGCCGTTCAGTACGTTGGCGCAGCACGAACCGCAACTTAAGGCGGCTGCACTGGCAACCGGCTACCCCCTCTCTTCTGCTCAGCGCAAGAGGTATAAAGCGGCGGGTCTAGAGGGCTACCCGACCGATCTGGATCCGATTCCGCCCATTGGGTTTGAGCTACCAAAGCAAAACGTAGGCAAGGCCCTGTCAGACAAGAGCCTTGAGGAGCTTCTCCAGGGAAAGAGCGCACTAGAGCAATCAATTGCAAACGACCAAGCTATGCTTGATCAGCTTGGGCCAGTCAATACGCAAACAGAAAAAGGTAGGGCACTAGCAGAAGAGAAGATAGCGGCGGGCGCAGGACTTGAAGCTAAGTATGATCTCCTTGACCGCATTGACGTTGCGATTGGCGTCCTGGAAATGGACGTAGAAGAAAGCACAGACCTGGATGCTGACCTTAGGTGATCCATGGCGACCGCCTTCAAGAACAAATCAACAGAAGAGCTTACCTCTGCTAGGGATAAGCTTGATGCTGATATTGTAGGGTTCACCGCTAAGCTCGATGCTGCCGGTACCAAGGGTTCCATGGCCAGCAAGAAGGCAGATGTTGGCTCCCAGCTAGAAGCTCACAGCGGTCTTAGAGACAAGATCCAAAAGGAATTGGATGCTAGAGAATTTGAGGCTCCTTCGGAGCCCCAGCGTCCAGCCTATGAGGCGTTGGATCCCTCCAGGCAATGGATGGGGCTGGAAGATCCGAAGATGGCTCCGATCCCAAGGGAGCCACCAGCAGAAGTGTCTGAAGTAGCAAGAGCAGCCTATCCTCCAGAGGAGCCCATTACGGCTGGTATGGAGGGTATTACTCCAGAGGAGGGGACAGACATTCTTAGGCTTGGCGCTGAACTAGCAGCGAGCCAAACTCCAGCAGATATCCCCATCAGCGCAGGCTACATGGCAAAGGCTGTAGCAGAGAGAGACATTCCTGGAATGGTTTTGGGGGCCATGGGGATGATCCCCTACATCGGGCTTCCCGCTGATCTTATGCGGATGATTAAAGCTGGGGACAAGTCTTGGGGGACACTTGAACTAGCGGCGAAGACGCTTAAATCTGGCGATATTGATTTTAATACCTGGGACAGAACCAAGTTGAACTACACTACGCCCGCGTACGACCGGAAGATGGAGAAGTTCATTGATAGTTTCGGAAATGGTAATCCCATCAATAGAATTACAGATTATGGAGATAGAGATCTTATACACACTTCTATCGCCATCAAAATGGATAACCTTACAGACTCCTTGTTAGAAGGTACGTGGGTTAGAGAGGCCGCTGAGCAGTTTGTTGAGAATCCTAAGAAGAAGGTGCGCATAGGCCCATCTATGGATGACATTCTTAGCGACCCGGACTTAGAGGGTATAAGCCAGAAATCTAGAGAGGAGCTTAAGGAGATTCTCCCTTGGGTTGAGTGGGAGAATGCCAGAGAGATAAAGACTTATATATTTGAACATGTGGATGAGTTCGCTAGGTTCGCTGATGGATACGCTGCCAAGCTAACAAAGTCGCCTCCTGTACCGAAAACCAAGCCCGCCCAGGCAGCCAAAACAGCAGCTAGAGAAGCCGATGTTAAGGGTTGGGAGTCACCATATTTTTCAACAAGCAGACTTACAAGCCCAGAGGATAAGGAGTTTATGTGGTACGGGCTCCATGAGAAGTGGAGGCGGGCTGGTTCGAAAATGCCGCCAATTAAGACGGAAGAGCAGGTGGCGGAAGCGCTTGACCAGGTTGCTCATGCACAGCGTGGCCTGCCGGAAGAGACAATGCTTAAGCTACAAAGAAGCAACCAATTTTCGCCAGCCTATAATGGTGCCGCAGAGAATGTTGGTGACGTTATCACCAGAATGTCAAGGAAGGCGTCTCACCACGCCCCCGAAGCATGGTTGAAGCCAAAGATTCATAGTGCCCTCAGTGATATCCACCTAATGGAAGATTCCATTGAGATGCAGCTTAGGGAAAACCTAGGTCAAATAAAGGAAAGTGGGCTAACTCTTGATCAAGCTAGGGAAGAGATGCGCCGCTTAGGGCAAGAGTATGCAGACGCGCACAGAACGCTTCCTGTTTACAATGAAGTTCAGATGCTTGCGAATGACGCGGCGATTGCTTTTGGCGAGTGGCGCTTCGATGACGCAAGAGTGAGCCTTCAAAAGCTTCTTAAGTACGTTGATAGTGAGGATTGGTACGATAAACTAATGAGAGTTCAGCCTGGGTACGCTCGTCCTGGGGTGAAGGTTGCTCAGCCAGCCAAAACAGCAGCTAGGGAATGGGCACCCAAGACGAAAGTAGTTGATGAGTCTGGGGAGCCTATGGTTGTTTATCATGGGACAATCCATGAGTTTCCAATAGAGGAAGTTGATACTCTTTCAGATATGGGCGCTCACTTTGGGACGGCAGACCAGGCGGGCTATCGAGCAAAAGTTAAGGCAGAGGCGTGGGGCCAGCCCGGCGCCTGGAAAGAGCCAGAGAAGCATGGGCCAAGGGTAATTCCAGTACACCTGAACATTGAAAATCCATACAGCATGCCAGACATGATTGACGATTGGGACACGGAGTCTGTGGCGAGGCATATAGCTGATGACCCAGATCTTGATTGGTCCTTATGGAGCGGTGGGCGAGAGGGTCTTATTTCTGACGCTTCATGGGGAGATGCTGCGCCAGTACAAGAGTTTCTTCGCAAAAACGGCTACGATGGAATCGTATATAAAAACCGAGGCGAGGGATCACTGAAGGGCCAGGATCAAGACTCTTGGATTGTGTTTGACGCAAACCAAGTGAAGTCAGCCATCTGACCCTACCGGCGCCTTAGAATGGATTCTAGGCCCCCTAGAAGCTCATTGAGAGCACTCCACCTAGTACTTCATGTAATCAACGCGAACGAAGTGGTAGGTGCTTCCACCCACAGAGATACGTGCATCAAGGCCACGAGGGCAGCGTTTTGAAACTTGATTGATTGCGTTAGCCCGAGAAGCCTCGTCAGGAAAATCAAGGACAACCTCTTGGTCGCAGCTATAAACACTAAGCGGAAACGACTTGGCCTTAGGGGGGCGACCAGGACCGCGCTTAGGGGCCACGGGCGCTGAGACTACGGCAGTTTCGGTTGTACTCTTTGCTGGCTTCTTAGAGGAAGTGCGGGGCATTGTAGAACTCCATGATATTAGTTTTTTATGTCTAAAGACAAATTGGTTGCTACTCGAATAACCGAACGACAGTATAACGCACTGATAGATGCGGCAGATAATGCCGGCGTAAAACGCTCAGACTTCGTAAGGAACGCAATCTCTATGGCGCTGTCTAGAGGTGGAGAGCATCGTTTTATGGAGATATCCATTACGCCCCGTGCAGGAAGCTCATTGAACTCTGTTCTAGAGTGGCTTTGCTCAAGACAACCAATGATATCTGATCTTATTAGTGCCGGGGGTACTATGGACTCCGACGTTCGTAGGGTACTTTACCAAGAGGTATCTAAAGTACAAGCACGAAGGCTAGAGAAAGTGCTAAGAGGAATGAAGCTTGAGGTGATAGGACATGAGGAAGGTTGCTCTAGACAAGCAGTTCATGCTTCAGTAAAGAGAGCAATCAGAGACCTTAAGACAAACAAAAAGTTCATTACCGCATTGTGCGGAGCCCTTCCAGAGTCAGGACTAACGCCTGACGTAATCATCGAGGCTATAGATCATGTCGAAAGATAGAAAGCAACCAGACCCACGATTCTCCTTGAAGACCTTTGATGGGATTCTTCATACAGTTGAGGACACCCTTGAGCAGTTCAATAGTGGAATACTCGATAAGGGAGACGTGTCTACTATCGGAAGCCTGCTAACCATTGCTCGTCAGACCATTTCCGACAAGAGCAAGTATGCAAAGCTGAAGAACCCGGCAGCAAAGAAGAACGAACCGGCACAAGAGCTTACCAGCCACGGTCCCTTCGGGATCCTTAGAGGCGGCAAGTCGGGGTGATTGTATACCCAGACCACAAAGACTTCTGGAACCCAGAAGCCTTTCTACCTATGACAAGGGTTCGCACTAAGAGCGGATCCATAGAACCATTCCATCTTTGGGATCAGCAAAAGATTCTATCCGCAGCCGTTATGCGTTGCTACAAAGAGGGAAAGTGGCTTGTACACGTAAAGCCGCGTCAGGAAGGTAGCTCAACGTTCTTTACCGGCGTTGGTGTACAGCACGCAGCGTTCAGAACAGGATGCAGAGTAGGCATCCTCGCCCACAAGAAAGTTCAGAGCCAATACCTCTCATCTGTAGCAGTGCGATTCCATCGCTATATGCCCGATGAGATTAGGCCAAAGAAGACTCCAGGACTCAAGAGAAGTCTGGAGTTCCCAGAGATTGATAGCCGTATGACTATTGCCTCTGTAAAAGATGACGAACCGCTTCGCGGTGAGACTGTTCAGGTATTGCTAGCCACAGAGATATCCGCATGGTCTGAAAACGGTGGGCCAGAAGCCTGGACAGCAGCGCTCAACGCTGTTCCCGGAGACGGTGGCTTTGTCATTGCTGAATCAACACCACGCCACCACGGCGACCAGCTACACCTTGTGTGTACAGACTCTGAGGCGCCAGACAGCAAGTGGATGAAGGTGTTCATTCCTTGGACCATTGTTCAGGAATACAAAGTACAGCCACCACCAAGGTGGAAGCCTCGACTAGATGTGCGTGACTATATGGATCAGCACAAGATCCCAGAAGACTCTGCCTATTGGATGCAGACAGTTGGATTAGAAAAGTGCCGAAACGACCTAATGAAGTTTCGAGCAGAGTATCCAGTAAATGAACTAGACTGCTGGATTCTGGCTGGTGACGCTGTATACAACGCAAAGAGACTCATGGAGATATTAGATCTTCTCGACAGAGGCACAGGATTGAATGTCGAGACAGATGAATGGGTTGTGTTTAAGAAGCCAATGCCTAGTAGCAGATACATAATCTTTGTAGATCCTGCTGGATCATGGGCCAAAAGAGACATGTTTGGCGTCGAGATATTCGATGTCGATGGCTGCTCGCAAGTGGCCGAATATCTAGGACACGCAGAAGCCTTCCGTATGGCAAGAAGGATCATTGAGTGGGCTAAGCAATACAATAATGCCCGCATATACATCGAAGCCAACGGTGTAGGTGAAGCGGTTCTATCTCATGTGGTTGCTATGGGATATCGAAACGTCTACCACAGGAAAGCATCTGGATATGGTTCTGGTGGGAAGCAACGCATTCCAGGCTGGTACTCCAACTCAAAGACAAAAGCACAAGCAGTTGGATACCTACAAGAACTCATAGATGATGGCTCAATCACAATCAATTCAGTTCGTTGCCTTCGGCAACTCCTGAACTATCGGGGCCAGTGGGATAAGCTCTCTAGAGACGTGTCTGGCGGGCACTATGATCTTGCTGCCGCTGTAGCTGGTATTGCTTGGGCGTGGCGTAATGAGATAGGTGCCCAGCACCATAAGAAAAACATGTCCCCAAAACAGATAGAAAATGAAGCCTGGCGAAGACTTCTTGATAGGATTGACCGCGCATCTATCAATGAATGGGACACCCCATGGGGTAAGCACATATGAATGCCCACACAGATCTACATGCAGGACCCAAGGCTGAGCACAAGTCCATCCAAAGAATGGTTGGGCTAGTTCTCCAAACAGAAGAGTGGTACCAAAAGCACCGTGCAGACGAAGTAATTCGTAACCTTTCTTACTATAGAGGAAGGTTCTGGGATGGGGATGGAATCTCCATTAAGGCTGCCGATTCTCGTGGGTATAACGCTGTTCAGAATGAGATCTTCCCTATTGTAGATACAATAGTGTCTGCCCTGGCAATGGACCTGCCACAAGTAGAGGCCATTGATCAAAGAGAAGGTGGGCAAAGCGTTCCAGAGAGGGAGCAAGACCCCACCTTTTCTGGTAGGCGTATCGCTTCTGTATTGAACTGGTTTGCGGAAGAAGACGAGCTAGATACCGTCATTCAGGAGCTTGTCCTTCATGCGCTTCTGTTCGACCAATCTGTCGTTAAGGTGTCCTGGTCTGCCAATCTGGGTAGGCCGATTTGGCGAACCAAACTACCGTGGGAAGTACATTTCGATCCAAGCGCCAAACGGGTCGCTGATGTTGGCTGGTCATTCGAGAGATTCGTTCTACATTATGACGATTTCAGGGGCAGGATTGAAAGCGGCGTCTACGATAGACCAAAGAAGGCTATTCCGGCAGATACCTACCCTAGTTCAATCATTGATACTAGGATGCCTCTCGAGCAAGAAGTTGAGCTTAGGGAGAAGGGACTAAAAGAGTATGTTTCTCTTATAGAGTTTTGGGACTTTAGAAAGAAAAAGCTATACCACCTGCATCCAGATACGGCTCAGCTTCTCATGGAAGCAGACATGCCTTATGAGCGACCATACGATGCGCTCATCTTCCATCCTGGTGTTGGTCGTATTCGTGGCATCTCTGATGTAAGTTTGATTGCTCCAATCCAGAGGGACATCAATGAGCTTGTTTCTGCTCGTCGTGAGATTGTGGCCCGTCTTCCCCGTCGTATGCTGGTAGACCGCAAGCTATTCAGGTCTGACGAAGAGTTTGAACGGTGGAAGAACGCAAGATCTTGGGAGCCCGTGCTTGTTGAGGGCCCGCCAGACGGAACCATTGATCAGCATGTGTGGGTCTCACCAGAGATGCCGACTACATTTGATTTTAATACGCATCTAAACCAGGGCATCGAGTCTATTCGTTGGTTGCCTGGAATGGCTGACTATCAGCATGGTCAAGTAAAGAACATTCGTACCGCAGCAGAAGCGAATATGATTCGTGGCGCCATTGAAGGTCGCCTAAACATTAGGGCAAGGAAGGTTGTTCGCGTTGTGACAAGCATGTTCCGAAAAGCATTGGCTACAACTAAGTGGGCGTTAAGAAATCCAGAAGCTTCTGGAATCAATGTCGAAGCAATCGCGTCGATTACCCAGGCGGAACCAAATAGTTTAATGCTTCAGAAGGACCTGCTTGAGGTGTCTCCTTCGTTCAGACTTCTTCCATTCTCTCCACTTATGGAAGACAAGATCGCACGAAGGGACTCTCTTACAAACCTCCTTGCCCCACTTTCGAGCCCATCTCCACTTGGAGAAGCCATGAACCAAAGAGAGCTTGCAAAAGAAATTGTAGATGCTTTTGGGTTCAGACCATCCTTGGTAAAGTCAGAAGAAAAGGCTGCTCAAGAGCAGGCGGCAGCACAACAAGAAGAGTTATCGCCAGAGGCTGCGGGTCCAGGGCAGGTAGGGCTTCCACTTCCACCCAATATCGGACTTCCTCCTGGGGTTATCCCGGAAGGTTGACAAACGTTAAACTGTAAACTTGGATGAACGATGCCTAAGCTCATTAGACTAGCAGAGAAAGCCCTAGACGGTGATGAAGACGCCATGGATGAGTTGGAGCTTATGGCTCCTAAGGGCGTCTTAGACGATATGACCGTCGAAGAGTTCGCAGAAAAGATGGTGAACGACGAAGAGTTTGCAGATGAAATCTATTCTGCGCAGGGCACCAAGTACGGTGGAGAGATGCCACCGGAAAAGCATGATTCTGGTGGTGATACGATCACAGTGGGCAAAGTAGATATGTCTACTATGGATGTCAGTACACTAAGAACACTTGAAGAAGCTGGTCTTATTGATATCAGCAAAGATCTAAATAGGGCTCTTAGTGGAGAAAAAAGAGATAGGAACCCAGGGGATAATCCTGGCAATGATAATGAAAACTACTAGCGGATTGCTTCATGCCAATCTTTGATTATGTTTGCTCTGGATGCGGTTCTTCAAAGGAGCACTTGTACCTTGGATCTGAATCTATACCGGACAGTATTGCTTGTAGCTGTGGTAGCAGTTCCACTCGCAGTGGTGTTTATAGCTTCAATCCTGTCGGCCCTATTTGGTCTGGCCTTGAAGACTATTCAAAGGCTATCTATGGCACTTCTGGGATGATGCGCGGACAAGAAGTAAGAACATACAAAGATATTAAGAAGTTTGAAGAAGAGAATAGTTTTGTAAGAACAGACCCAAACTCCGTAAAGTATCGTTCATCTGTTGATGATATGAAGCAGGAAGCGCTTGAACTTGACCGTGTTGCAGAACAAGATGGTCGTGAAGCCGTAGCAGATCATATCTACAAACAAGAGATGAAAGACGCTACCGGTTGGACGAATACACAATATAATCGCTGGAAGGAGATTTCAGATGCCTGTGACCCCACCGATGCCCAACTTGCCGGGGGCACCAACTGCGGGAACACCCCAGATCCCGTCTGAAGAAGAGCTTCAAAACATGCCTCTGGAGGAACTAGAAAAGCTAGTTCTTCAGGCATCGAATGATATCAATATGGCTCTTGATCAGCAGGGAATTGATCTTGGTATGGGCCCTCCGGGGGCCCCTCCACCGGGTCTTGCTGGTGGCCAGGGCGCAGCGCCAGATCTCAGCATGGTAACGCCACAGCTTGTTGAGGCAGCCTCTTCTGTTCTTGTGACATTAGGTATTATTCCAGAAGTTCAAACAGAGATGTCGCCAGGGTTTGCGCAACTTTTGCAGTTGGTTGCGGATACGGTAAACCCTGGTATTTATAATTTACAAAACGAAGATGATTTAGTGGAGTTTTTAAATGGAATCGCAACAGGAACCATCGCCCTCCCAGACCTCTCAGGAGGAGCAACCCCAGGGGGAGTCCCAGGATCAGTCCCAGGAATCGCTCCAGCAGAAGCTGTTGGAGGGCCTCCAGTCGCAGCACCAGGAGGAGTCCCCGGAACAACCCCAGCAGCAGGACCAGGAATCATCCCCGGAACTTAGCGAGCTTGCGCCGGAAACGGTTGAAACAACAGAGCAGATTGAGTCTACGAGCGATGACTCTAGTATTGCTCTTGAAGCTGAGCAGCCTGTTTCTGATCAAGGACAAGAAGAACAAAAAATAGAGTTCTCCTCGTTTGATAATGTATCTATTGATTCCATTCCAGAGGAATCGCGCCCCTATGTGCAGCCTATTCTTGATCTTGCATCCAACTATGTTTCAGAGCTTCAAGAAGAAAAGAATAGATTTGAATCTGCAAGAAGTGAGTTCCATGAACTCATGGATTCCATTCGATCTTCAGAGGACATCAAACCTCTAGTTTCTAAGTTAGAAACACAGCAAACTACTATTGATGAGATGACTAAAGACATTGTGTCTACGTCATGGCGAGCATTTAATGCTGCTCATCCTGAGATTGATAACCTTCCACAAAATGCAAGAGATGAGTTCGCTGGACAACTCGAGCATATTTATGAAAGGTTTCAGGGCGAAACACTTGTAGATAGAATGGAAGACGCATATAAGTATTCCTTGTATCGTGCAGGTATTAAATTGGATTCACTTTCTGCTGCTACCATTCCAGAGCCAAAGCTGGAGCAAAAGCAACCTAATCCCGTAGCGACCAGGCAAGCGGTAGTAGCAGATGGACATGTTGCTCATGGTCAGCCTGTACGCAGCGTTGACGAGATGGAATGGGGTGAAGTGCTTGGTCGTTACGATTACCTTCTTGAATAGTTAGCTGGAGATGCCGACATGGCTTTGCTAGAATACGCAACACGAACCGTCCCTGACGTTGTAAAGAAAAGCGTTCTCTCTTTTTATAATAGAGATCCTCTTCTTTCTCGCCTTCAATCGCGTAACCAGGTGAAGCGCTCTGGAGGCACCAATGTTCGCGTTGTTCGCGTCAAGAGCGGTCACTCGGATGTGACGCAGATTGATGCATCCAACATCAGCGTCCCGCTGAACAAGAAGGAGACACTATCCTCCATGTCGGGAGATTGGGCCAAGTACATTAAGCCCATCATCCTTCCGCACATTGATCGGGATCGTCAGTCCAACAAGGAAGACGTAAAGCGCTTCATTCAGGACATGACGAATGCTGCGATGCAGAGCTTGAAGAACGATGTGGTTCGTCAGCTTTATATTGGAAACATCACCACTCTAAGTGGTCTTGGCACCCTGAATGGAAACACAACGGGTCTTTCCTCTACTGGTTTTGAGAATGGCGCTCTTCGGTTCCAGACTCCAGCCGATCAAGCTTCCGCCACTATCGCCTATCTTGGTGAGACTCGTGTGAACGATACCACTGACTTTGTGGACAACTGGTTTAACCAGTACGCCGTACACACTGGTTTTGGTACTGACTTCATGCAGACGGCAGAAGAGATCAAGATCACTGCTGATACTTATGCAGAGGATGAAGAGGGCATCTCCCTTGGCGTCGTGTCCATCTCGGACCACGTTGCATTGGGTGAGGAGCTTCGTGCCTACCCCGGTGGAGCAAATGCTGCCATTGTTTACACTGTGGATGACTTGGAGAAGGGTCGAGCCCATCCGACTGTCCATGTAGCCAATGGTGTTCAATACTTTGCAAACCGTTGGATGACGGATGCTGCCATTGATTCTGGTGGAACATTCCAGAACCATGCGTACTTCCTGAACCCGAACGCTATCGAGTATTGGGTGAATGCAAACAACGACTTCCGCGTTACGAAGTTCTCTGATCACTTGGAGACATCGAACACAGATGCGGACATTGCATACATCCTTCTCGAGATTCAGTTCGCTGTTCCCAACCTCATGGCTAACGGCTGTACGTCTGACACCGTATAAGTAGGAGTATTGAAATGCCCATTGATTCCCGAGTTTATCTAGACTCCCCAACCCAAACGAGCACCGAGGCCCCAGGAAAAGTTGGGGAGGTTCGGTCATATCTTGACCCCACTTATGGGTTCCAGATGTACCGGCTGGTGCTGGCTGGTGCTGCGATTGCCGCCAATCGAGTAGTTGAATGGCAAGCTGGCATTACTGGCGCAGCGATTGAGGTAGATTCCAACTTTGTTCCTTCTGTCCAGGTTGCTGGTGTGGCCCAGAACGCCATTGCCAGCGGAAGCTACGGTTGGGTTTGCTGTTCTGGGATTTGTGTGGTCAAGACAAACGCATCCGTGCTCGCGTTGGCCGCTGCTGTCACCAAGGGTGCCAGTGGTTCAGGTGAAGTTGATGACACAGACTTCGGTGACGTTGAGGAGTCCATTATTGGTTACTTCCCATCTGCCATCGGTTCTGCGACAACCGGAGCTATCAAGCTGTCTGGCCTGCTTTAGACACTATTAGGGGCTACTAGCCCCGCTCTAGTAGCCCCTCGGTGTAGTATGCACTGGGGGGCTATTTGTTTATGGGGTTGAAATGAATCTTTCTGATCTTAGAGAAGCGATTAGGGTCAAGACTGGGTATCCAGAGAGGGGGGCGTCTGGGACTACAAGGCTGAATAGCGCAATCAACTATGCGCTTCGGCACTTGTGGGGAGACATGCCTGAGGCCCTGCTAAAAGAAGAGCTTCGATTCCCAATGATTGTGGCTAGAGAAACAGGGAATTTAGATATTGTTGCTAATGATGTGCGGGCATTTAAGGTAAACCTTTCTGCTGGAACGCTTACAGATGACGGTACTCTTGATGGTCTTTGGCTAGAGGTAAAGAGAGGAGATTCCTACATTCTTCGTAGGATTCAAAAGGTAGTTCTGAGTTTTACGCCTACTGGAGAAACGACAGCGGCAGACTATATTGTCATTGATAGACCATGGATCAATACAACAGATACTGGTCTTACATACAGAATCTATGCATATGAGTATCCATACCCAGCAGATGTACAAAAGATTCGCAACATAATCATCAATCCAGAGACAAATCCTAGGGAGATGTTGGAAACAATGTTTCCAGAGGAGTTGGATCGTTGGAAGATTGGGTATGGGTGGAGGTCTACAGGTAGGCCACAGAAGTACGCAAGGGGTGATTACTTCGTACTAGATCCTCCTCATTACACACCACAAGTAGCAATTACTACTGGTCAGGGTGGCTTCCAGTGGGGGTATGATTCATCTGGAGTAGAGCAGACGGACTTTGGTGTTGCTGGTACCTTTTCGTACAAAGTGGTTCATGTTTGGGGTAGGCAGAACATCCAGACGTTTAGGGGTGTGAAGCAGGCTAGGTATATGAGTTCAAGCTCGCCTGCGTCTTCTCAAATTTCTACTACTTGGGGTGGGCCAGCGATTACCATCTCCACACCGGATATTGATTATGTCTACATGAACAACAAAGATTTTGGAGAGACATCAAATAGAAACTCTGGGTATGAGAAGTGGATCTTTAGGGCTAGGCACGAGATTGATCCAACACCTCCAGCCATTGCTGGTGCTGGGTCAAACTATAATGATGTTGAGAAAGATGAGATCTACTATCTGTGGAAGGTCATAGATGGGTCCACGACTACTGTATATGACCGTGGTGACCTTGATCCTGTAGATCGCAGGACAACGATCAAAGATCTTCACGGTCACTTCCACCTTCGGTTCGATAGAATCCCAGACAGCGCCTACAACATTCTTATGAATGTCGTTAGAAGGCCCCCTGTGCTCTTGTATGACACCGACGCACCACGACTACCACCTGAGTGCTTCGAAGCGCTCACGGAGCTTTCAGCGTCGTATTTGCTGGGTGATCGAGACGGGGACGTGAATAGAAAGACCCTGTACTACACCTCGTACATGAATGAGCTAGCTAGGTTGAAGAGGATCTACAGCTTCTCTGGGCACGACAGCCCAGCATTTGGAGACGGCTTAGGGTCTAGTCCAAGGTTTGGTATTGCTGATTACCCAGTTGAAGAGAGCACTTAATGACGTGGCCTGAATATAAGGCTTCCACCGTTGGTGCAGCCAAAGTTATGAGCGAAGATCCCGTTACAGATGGGACCACTGCGCTTGAGATTATTAACTTTAAGCTGGATGAAAGGGGTCTTTTAGACAGCACCTTTAGAATCATGCCATTGATGGATGATGCTTCTTTTGTTGAAGTTGGGGGCATTCTTACTGGTGGTATTAGGCATGTAAATGGTGACCAAGGAAGAGCAATTGGTCTGTTTCCATGTGTTGTTTCTGGATCTGTTCCAGAGCTTTTGATTCTATCTACGGCTGGTGTTCTTAGGTTTCAGCCATGGGATAGTAATAGGTTTTCTGCTGACTTTGGCATCTCAGAGGGTGGAGTATATAGCCAACAGTTTCACTATAGGTCTGATAACACTAAAGAAATAATCATTCCGCAAGCTTCTGTGGCATATCCACCACAGTTTGAGCGTGTTGGTGACAGGGTTTACTTTACTTTTTGCGATGGTGGGGGAGCGTGGGTATGGGATCAGACAAGAGTTCGTAGCTTTGGATTCTCCAACGCCCCATCTTCTATACATGTTGAGGGGCCAGCAAGAAAGGGTTCCAGTGCAAATGCGTCTGGATTCAGCAAGGCTGGGCGTATCGGAACCATTCGTCCAGACTGGCAGACGGGCGGTGGTGATGACCCACTTGTAGTTGTTGGTGGTATTGATGAGGGATCTTGGGGATATGGCGTAGTCTTTGAGGGTCCAGACGGAGCGTATTCATCAACATCGGCAGGTGGGGAGCAGCCAACCATCAGAGTTGATGTAGAGACAGATACTGATAATCCTCGACCAGATAGGTTTCGCAGACGATTTAGGGTCTACAACATTCCAACTGGGCCAACAGGAACAAAGGCTAGGGTTCTAGTTCGCACTATGAACTTGGATAGGCTTCCTTCTGGGGAAGAAGGATTACCAAGGTTCTTGCACCGCATTCCAAACAATCAAGCAACAGAGTACATTGATGACACCCCAGACTCTGGCCTTGGGCCCATCTGGATAAACAGAGATGTTCCACCAAGTGGCTTTTACTTTATGAAGTTCTTCAGTGGCAGCATGTTTATGATGCGTACTGATGGCAATCCATCAAGAATATGGTGGAGCGAGCAAGAGAACCCAAGTGGGCCAACACCAGAAAGCGTGATGGAGGGACATTGGCGTGAAGTGTTCCCAGCTACTGGGCCAATCACCGCTGCCATAGCAGCTAGGATTCCACACACAGACCAGTCTTCTGGATTGATTATCTTTAAGGAGGGTGCAACTCACTTCTTGTCTGGAGAGTATCCAAACTGGCACACAGGAACTATCCACTCAAACGCTGGATGTGCTGGTCCCTCTCTTGTTCAGGCTGTTCCAGACGGATCTGTGATCTGGTATGGGTCTAAAACATTCTGGAAGATGGACCAAAACGGATCTGTCACAGACATAGGTACGCCAATAAAGAATCGTCTTGGAAAGATAAATCCATCAAAGGCACACATGGGGGTGTCATTTGTTGATTATCGTATTGGTGAGGTTGCTTTTGTTCTTCCGGTAGACGACAGTTCAGATCCAAATATGCAGTTCATCTTTGACTATAGGGTTCAAGGATGGAGGCTCAGAAAGGATATTAAGTTTACTTGTGTTGCCGTTGTTCCAAATAGCGGAATCGTTCTTGCTGGTGGCAACTATGATTCGAAAACAAATATCTATGTGTATGGTCGTGGATATCCCGGATACTATGCGCCAAATCCCGGTGCGTCATACACAACTGGCTGGCAATCATTCGGTGGTATTGGGCCAGAGCTTCATGCTTCGCACAGGGCATCGGACCTAATCTTTCTCATGGAAGAGCGGTGTGATGCGTCTGCATCTATAAATACATATCAAGATTGGGATCTTGATACACCAATTAACTCTGAATCTATAACACTAGCACATCCAGAAGATTCTAATATTGCATATTATGCAGTAACAACAACATCTGCTACATATGGAGTTGATGTATATAGAGATAGAAGACCATATAGTAATAGGATTGCTGTTGATATTCCATCTCACGAAGTGTTCAGCATTAGGATAGAATCCTCAGATCCCATGGCGTTGTATACTATTGACGCGTTTGGTCCTCAAACTTCGTTGCCTGGTAGCAGAACCCCGAGTAGTTGATGTCCATGTTCTTCCCGTTTGGTGTTTTTAATAAGGAAGTCATTGATCCAGAGGTGATCGGGGATGAGTTCCAAGAAGCGCTGAGAACTGCGTTTGCCACTACTCATTATCAATGGCAAACGGGGTCTATGCAGGGAACACCAGACGACGATGTTGGTGGCATAGATAGACTAGAGGTATCAAAGCTATGCAATGTACATGTAAAGAGGGTGAACGCTAGTTTTCAAAAGAGTAGAGACAGTGAGCAGTTTCTTGCGGCAACTGATGAATCAACTCGAGCATCCAACCCAGCCACAACATCCCATCCAGAGATTAAAAAGGGGCCAAATGTATGGTTGATCCCATACAATAAGGGTCTTCACGCTATTGGTGATGGTGACGTTTCAGTCGAGTGGACCTCTGAATACCCAGAGCTTGTTTTGTCGTGCTTCTCGTTTCAATACGCTAGGTGGAGAACAACATTTACGAAATTCTTCGAGTATTGGTCAAACCTAACCGTTGCCACCAAGGGACTTGGGCTAACGCCATTGGCGACTGGAGAGCATGCGGTTCGCCCAAGGCTACGGGTAAGGCTTGAGGTAGATGGGGCAAGGATGCCTGGTACCGGTCCAAGCGCACCCAGCACAACAGAGCAATATAGGGGACAGGGGCTTGTTGATTCCATGCTTAGAACCGCTGTTTTTTCTTGTAATGTTTTACCTGCTGGAGACCATTCTGTTATTCCTCATGCTGGGCAAGCATCTGCGATGCTGAACAATGACACTGAAGGAATATACTTTGAGTACCCTCCGGTAGATGGTATTGCCATTTGCCAGCGGTCAACCACCGTTATTCGCATCGCAATGGGAACACACTTGGGGACCTAATGCCTATTGATAAGCCAGACTCAGGATCAATCATAACTCCAGATACAATCAAGGATATGCATGGGCAGGTTCGGTCTGCGGTAAACAGTGTTCCTGTGACAAGTCTTGGTAGGGGGACATTCAATATGTTCCAGCTTCCTTCTTTGATAAGCAGGACTGCCGCATCTACTTTTGACACTAGTGATTATGGCGATCTTGCATATGGCTTTACTGATGTAACTACAGACTGTGAAGTTAAGTATGTTACCGATCAAGCCAATCCTACCTTTACTGATACAGAACCAAACGTATGGGATGAGCTTGAGGCTTCTGATGGAAGTAATCCATATAGAATCAGTGAGCTTGAAGATTCGGGTGGCTGGCGCCTAAAGGAAGATGACGTTGTTTTTGTCTTCTTGTCGTGCAGGATTGGCTCAATACGGGATGGAATCGACACCTTTGTTGGCCATGGTGGGGTTCAGGCGTGGCTTGGCTTATATAAGACCATCATAACTGGGTGGGGGCCAGACATACCTCCACTAGAAGATCCAGTAGTGGATGCTGTTGATATTGGGTGTATTAGACTTGGAAATAGCGCATTTTCATATAATGATAATCTAGAAGAGACTATTACTATTGCATCTGCGTTCAATGGAACGACGTTTGGATACAGTGGGGATTGGGCTCTTACGAAGCTTAGCGCCCATGGTGTACTCATCAAGGGTGATTGGCGTACAGACTCCACTGGAGACTACGACGCAGGTGGGTCGATCTTTACTGTTAAAAGTGGGTCTATGGGTGCATTTGTTCTTAGAACCAGCGGTATACAAACTTAGGTGATTCATGCCAGAAATACCAGAGATGCTTATAGAAACGTCTGAGGTTGTTGCAGAAGAGTTATACAACAGGTCGTTATTTAATCCAGACGTTGCTACATCGTTTGAGATTCTTAATGGTCGTTTAGACAAAGAGAACTATGGTGGTGGGAATAAGTCTGTTCCGCCATATGCTTGCCAGTTTGGGTCGTTCGCTGCCGGGTTCTATTTTGGATTCGACAAGGACGAGTTTGTCTATGCGGAACAAATTGGTGGGAACAGGGAAGTTGAAGGAACCATTTCAACCAGCAAATTTGATCGCATTGTTTCTGCTGGCTTGTCAGCGGACATGTGGCTTCCATTTGATGCAAGCTTTGTTCTGTTCGGTATTCAGGCCTTCTTTAAGCAGGATGCCATAGCCTTCATTAAGGTGTCTGGTACCGATGACCTTGGTGATAATGCAGCCAAAACAGAGTATTGGTCACTAAAGGTTTACTTTGATGATGACCAGCTTTCTGGCATGTATGCAAGTATTCCACACTCAAAAGTAAGTGGCTTGGATGAGGGGAACCCTAGTTTTAGTACACTAACTAGTGATCCTGACTTTGATGCTGAACATTGGATTGATTCCGAGGTTGTAGGTGTAACTGATAGCGTTCTGGACTATGGCTACGGTAGAGAGTCCAGGTATAGGTTTGCATCTAAGGTTGCTGCAAAGACCAATGTTTCAAAGGGCTACCACTCTATTACTACGTCCTTCTTTGCTGGCGTTGCTGATGGCAACCAGGGGGGCGCTAAGCTCGTCATCCCAACTGGTGGCATCTGGGCGCTCGCTTTTCGTTGACTTGATATACAAGGCATAGGAGAACATTATGTCAGTAGCAATTCCAGTCGCAGCGATACTTGCCGCCGCACAGTTGGCGGCCAAGGCCTACCAGAACCTGCAAGCAGGAAGAAAGACAAAGGAAGAGAAGACATACGAGGAGTCCATTGCTAGTCGTGAGGAGGCTGCAACACGGCCCCAGGCTGGGGTTGGTGCTGATCGGCTATCCAAGCTTTGGAGCCCACAAGAGGGGGAATTTGCTAAGTACGCTAGTGATATGTACCGTGGTGCTGCAACCACTGCGTCTGCTGGAACCTCTGGTGTTCAACAGGAGAATATTAGGCGGGGCTTGGTTGCCAAGACTAGGGCTAGGTTGGGGGCAACCTCTGCTGCCGCAGCAGAACAGCGGGCAGAGGCTACAGCGGCTAGTGAGCAGGCTCTTGCCGGTAGGCGGGATCTTGCAGACATGGCTCTTGCAAGAAAGAAGATGAAGCTAGAATTGCAAGCAGAGGGAACCGGCATCTCAGAAGAGCAGGCAATGCAAGCTGGCGAACAAACTGGAGAAATGTGGATGAAGTGGCAAGCCGACTTTGCCGCAAAGCAAGCCGCAAAGCAAGCCGACGAGGCCGCTATAGCGGCCGCTGCTGGAGCATAAGGAACAATAATGCCTACTACATACAACTCTACTTCACCGGTAACTCAGTCGGCACTTAGTGCCGGCATGTCGTTCGCTAGTGGCGCCGCCCATCCGTATGGACAGCCACTGACGCTACAAGAGCAGGCTGAATTAAGGGCACTTTACCTTGGTCTTCTTACAGATATAGATAAGAAGAAATTAGATATTAGATACCTTCAAGATAAGATTAAAGGAGACTATATAGATAGGCAAATGCAGCGTGACCTTGCGTTGTTGAATGCAAAAACACAGCTACAAGCTCGAATCATAGAACTCAGAACTGCTGGAAAAATGAACGCCCAGCAAGGCGTTCAGCTTATCCAGTTGTTGGATTCTCACTACGCCGACCTGTCAGCGCAGCGTCCTGCTGGTGGTGGGTACTACGATAAAGAAGCGATGAATAAGGTATCTAATAGTTTAGATGAGCTATCTATTAGACAGACTCATAGTATACTTCAAACCGATGATTTTAGAAAAAATGTTATAACAGCGCTTGGTCAGGATGTTGCTGCCGCTAGAGCGCTGACTACAGAAACATTTAAGAAAGGAATTCTTCCAAACAATGTTGAAAACACAATAAAAAATGCTATTATAAATGATAATTATGGTGCCAATGTAGCTGCTATTGTAGATGATGCATTACGAAATATAGATAAGTCAGGTGGTGATGCGCTTGCTATTCACGATATTGCGTCACAGACAAAGAATTTATTGAGGACGCACCTTGAGCACACAGCCTCAGGGCTTGTATATAATCTTGCTATGGAAGATCAATTTAAAGATCTTCCTGAAACTGTTGATATTGGAGCACTCGCTGATGCGATATACAATAAAAGTGTTCCGCAAAAGGATGTAATACAATCTTATATTGATAGCAATCAAAGTGCTGCCTATGCACAGCAAGCCTACGCCATACAAGAAACTGATAAGGTTAAGGATAAAGCATTTGCCATGATGGCAGATTCAGGCATGTCTCCAAGCGAAGCAAAGGAGATGTTAGAGCCTCTTGAGACTTATTCAGACCTTATCTCTGGTGACCCTAGTGATCTATTAAAGGGTTTTGAGCCGTTTGAAGAACTGACGATTAGTGACACAGAAGCTAGAATTAATGATGCGCTTGATAAGATAGATCAAGGACCAGACAATCTAAGTAAGTCGGTATCCAGGACAATGGATATACCTGGAATGAAGAGGCTTTCTGCTGCAATGGGCATGACAAACCCAGTGATTGCCGCGATCTACCTTACAAAGCCAAAAAGAGAACGTCAAACCTCACTAGCTCTTGAGATTGTCAATAGCTATCCAGAAGCTGACATCAATGAGCTTCGCACACGTATACGTGATGCAAATCTAGATGACTTCTATACGAATCGTATTGAAAGAATCACTGGAATTAGGGTTCCCGCTACTCGCCGTATAGAGAAGAGGATGGGTGAGTTGAGGGCAGCCGAGGGAGAGGCCAGAGAGGAAAGGGATATTGCCGAGAAGGAAGCCAGGGCCGCCGAGGGAACTAGCTGGAGGTCTGGTGGTGCAACCTATGGGTACAATCCAAACCTTGATAAGTTTGGTTTTCAAGATGAGGCTGGACGCTGGTACGAGGCCAAAGACCCAGAGTTCATTGAAACCATTAAGGCTTCGTTTCCAAGTGGTGGGATTCAACCATGGCTTACGGAAGAGCAGCAGCTTGCGGTGGCAGAGGCGCGGATGCCAGAGCCTCCAGACCCACCTCCAGAGCCTACCGTGGAGCCAGGAGCCCCTGAAGAGCCACCAGGAAGCCTCTTAGGTTCTCTCTTTAAGGGTGCCAAGAAGGGCGCGAAGGACTGGAGGGAAGCTAGGGAAGAAGAAAAGGGGGAAGATGTAACCACAGAGCCTGAAGTTGAGGGTGTTCCAGACGAGACTCCTCCCACAACACGTAAAGAGAAAAGAACCGAAAGAAAGCTAACTAGAGTAGAAGAGAAGCAGCAAAAGCTACTTGCTAGGCGAGCAGGATATGTCAATTGGAGAAGGCTACATAGAGCAGAAGAGAAGCAGCAAAAGCTACGTGCTAAGCAAGAAGAAATGGCGGGCTAACAATGGCGGAAACTAGACCAGGCGCTATTGCCCCATCTACAGATGAGCCATCTTCAGCTAGATCTGTAAATGATGTTGTATCTGAAGCTAAGAAGCCAGCACCTTTGGTTCCACAAAAGCTTTACTCTACTGTTACGGCGCCAATTCCAATCCAGGGTCCTGCTGGGGAGGAGTGGGTTCCTGGGAGCAGGGATCTAACAAAAGAGATGCTAGGAAGTGTTGCTCACCTCCCAGATGCGGAGAAAAGGCAGCATGAGATACTAAAGCAACACACAAGGGACTTCACTGGAAGGCTGGAAAGTCAGGAGGAGTTTGAAGAGAGCATTGTATCTAAAAGCTGGAACACCCTAACGGCTGTCATTGAGCCATTCCTGTACCCAGGAAGCCTGACTAAAGGTGCGATATCTGGGCTCGCCAGCTTTTACCCAGATCCAACAGAAGAGGGTGAGCACCCGTCTGGCATTAGTTCTGCTGGCGATGCACTAGAGTCGTGGGCTGGCCAGATATCCAAAAATCTTCTTGGTTTCTGGGAAAATGATTGGGTGAGCGAAGGTCATTATTTAATGACTGGTGACAGGACCATGAAACCAGAGTTTGTTCAGGACTCTGAAAAGTCAATGGAGCTATTCGAGCAGCTTGGCAAGAGCATGTACAGTGGGTTCGCCACTGGGCTTGCCTATGATTTAGGCAACATTCGAAAGTGGGAACATGGGCATTTTATAGTAGGTCGCTTTTTTGACCTTGGTCTTGGTCAATATATCTCAACACAAGAAGGTGTTGATTGGATCAATGCAACCATTCCAAAAGAACTAGCTAAGCAGATATCTGAAAGCAGCAACCACTGGGCAACAAGGAAGGTGTTTAGGGATTTGTCTACAGATACCGGAAGAATGCTTTACGGTCTTGCCATTGATCTTGCTATTGATCCTCTATGGGCGTGGGGAGCGCCACTTGGAACCAGAACTGTCAGCACCCTTGGAAAGGTATTTGACCTAAGCAGTGATGTTGCAAGGGCTGCGAGAGTTACCGCAGATGTAGCTAAATCAACAAGCGTAAGCAGCTACTTTGATATGGCTGTGCATCTCTTCAGGGGAAGCCCAGAAGAGATGGCATCTGCAAGAGAAACATTCTCAATGGCCGCAGACGCGCTTGCGAAACAATCGAACGAATCAAAGCATGCTGCTGATAGGCTGCGGAACATCATCAAAACTGATGAGTCATTGACTAATCATATTGGTGAAGCGAAGAAGGTATTAGATAAAAGAAAAGCAGAATACAGTACTGCACTAGAGGAGTTTGCTGAACTTGCAGATGTATCTAGTGTGATTGGTAGAACTAGCAGTGCTGCTTCCGCTAAAGTAAACATACAAAGATATGAAAAGCTACTTATTGCTGCTGAAAAAGATTTTGCTATTGCTAAACAAGGGCCAAAGAAGGCAAAGAAGATTCTTGCTTCTGAGGCAAAAAGGCAAGGGAAGAAGGCTGCTGCATATAAGCGTGGTTTAGATGACGTACAGCGCTTGCTTCGGGTGACTGCTGATGAGGCCGCTGGGCTTGGCTGGGTAGCCGAGAAGGGCTCTCTTGCGTGGCACGTTCCGCTAGTCAGCACAAAGACAAACTATGTTTTTAAGTCTGGTCAGCTTGGTGGCTATGCAGACGCTCTTGCATCAAACTCCCCGGCTCTGGTGAGGGTTATTGGTGACGCTAAGGACTATGTAAAACCACTAACTAAGGCTGGTATTGTCGCAAAGAAGGAAGCCGCTGCCGCTAAGGGCGCAAGCTGGCAGGACGAGCTTAGTTCAGCAGAAAAGTTTTACTATACGTTTCATGGTCTTGTTGACGAGAAGGGCTCAGCGCTTGCTGGGTGGTCTGCCAGTAAGATTGACTGGTTTGCCAACGTGTTTGGCACAAAGATGTGGCAGCCCCTTACCTTTGCAATGCACGACCAGTTTGGGGTAACCAATCAGTTTATTAGGCTGGATAGACTTGAGCCTGAACTATGGGGAAAGTACCAAGAAGCATTAACTGGATACTCTCGTGCCATTAACGCTCAGAAAGACTTTCTTACAACACAGGCTGGAGTAATAGCAAAGCAGGCTCACTTTGTTGCAAAGCAGAGAAAGAAGAAGGCTCAAGACAGCATCAAGATAATTGATGATAATATTGGTAAGGTAGAGAGAAGGATCAATAGAGAATCAGATCCTAATGAGCTTTATAAGTTAGAAATAAAGCTAAATATGCTAAAGAACTCTAAGGCTGAGGCTCAGCGTTGGCTAAGTAAGGAGTACAGCGCTCATGATGTAATGCTTGAGATTGGTTCTCTTGTTGAGACTAAAGCTGATGTGGGCCCGGATGGTGGGCTAGCCAGTCGTCCAGAGTTTGTCGCAATCAACCCAGAAACAGGCAAGTCTTGGGTTGATTCTGTAGAAGATCTCATTCAAGAATTTAGTATACGAACAGGAAAAGAACGTGAAGAGGTTGTACAAACCCTCGTAGAGATGTCTCGCAGGATGACTGGTGATCCAGGAAACGAGGCTATCTTTATCGAGTCACTAAAGGATATCAATCGAGCACTAAGTGAGGTAGATCTTGGCAAGCAGGAATCTCTTGCAGCCATTCAAACAATAGCCCAGGCTAAGAAAGTTGAGAATGACTCTTATCTGGAGATGCTCAAGCTCATTACCCCAGAGAAACTTGCTGATGCACTAGATAGAATCAACATAGGAAGAGACAGTGGTAAGCCATGGAATGACATGGCTCATTCAGAATTTATTCGTCTAGTTATACATGGAATTGTTGGTGAGGACCGTGCAAATAATGTTTTCTACCATGCAGCAAACTACATGGGCTTTAGGGGGGCCAATGCTGGTGAAAGAGCCATAGCAGCGATTGCGGGAATGGTGTCTGGGGGCGTTGCAAAAGGCGGGAAGCATCTTGAGAAGGCAAAGAGGGTTGGGCCAGGCAGAACCATCCTGGCTGCAATCAATGAGACCAAGGCGTCTATAAACGAAGAGATCAAAGCCCTGTCTCTAGCAGCCTCTGGTGAGTTCAAGAAGGCAAATCTTAAGGGCATTGTGTCTGAGGTCTTAGACGACAAGGCTCAGAAGGCTCTTGCAGAGGCGTATGTCTTAGTTGGTAAAGATAAGTGGAGTGAGTTTGTAGACAGTGTTGGCAAGCCGCTTGGAACCACAAAAGAAATAAGAACCCTTATGGAGAGCATTGGTATTGACCCTAAGGTGGTCAGTACAAGACAGTTTTCTAAGGCTAGAGAGCGGTACATGAGCGCTGTTCTTCAGCTTCGCCAGGCAGAAGCGGCACGTCAGGCAGAGCTTAGTTTCATTATAAGCAACCTAGATAAGCTTGGAGTAAAAGATCCTAAGCTTGGTCTGTTGACTAAAGATGGCTTGCTTGCGCAGCACTTTGAGCAGTTGCTTAAGACTGCAACCAGCAGAGAAGATGCAGAGTCTAAGATTCGTCAGGCTGTAAGTGAGATTATCCCTGTAGCTGACGACCCTGCTGCCGCTCGCGCTTTAGATGGGTTTGTGGAGACGTGGGGAGCTAGGTACAAGCCAAAGGTTGGGGAGGTTGTTGACCTTCCGTCTGCCGCAGGCAAGGAACCTGTTGCTCCTACGGCTGTGCCTGTTGAAGAGGTCGCAGAGCCAACCATAAAGTTTAAGACTGATAGCGGCAGTGATTATGATTTTGTTGGTGGTAAGACAAAAAGAACAAAGACTGCCGATGTTGATAAGAACCTAAAGAAAGATCCAGATCAAACTATATTTATTGATGAGGATGCAGCAAAAGAAGTTGAGGCGTGGGCAGGAACATCAGAGACACAGAGACGTGTATCTATTGTTGGAGATGAAGTTTTATTAACTAGCTTCCCACCTGTGAGGCCGGCAGGACCAGCAAAGCCAGCACCAAAAGTTGATGTGCCACCGCACATGGATGATGTTCCAATAGAGGTAATGGAAAGGGCTGGGGTTTGGTATGACCCAAGACCGCCATCTTTAGAAGAATTAGAATATTATGTTTCGCGTGATGTACGCATCATTTCTGTTCATTCCGAGTCATCTTTGGGGCCTAGACCATCATGGAATGTAGAGAGCCCTCGAAAGTGGGACGAGAAGCTTGGGACCCCGTCCTTTGTCGAAGACATGTGGAGTCATACGGGATCGTGGACGGTTAATCCTTGGTGGGGTCGGGTAGTTGATGAAGGCCCAGCAACAAGAATTGCCCAACCACAACAAATCACTTCTGAGGCTAGGGGCGCCGAAGATCTTTACTTAGACCAGATTAGATTTGTTGTTCGAGACGAGCCAATTCCTGGCTATACCGATATTGAAGCCAGTTATGAGGCGACCAGGTATTTTCAGGCTAAAGGCATGGTTCGGACTGTCGCCACAACCGAAGCTGGCCCTAGGCCATACGGTCCAGCACCAAGACCGATTCCAGAAGAACTTCTTGATACGGAACGCGGATTAGGATTTACGATTGCCGAATCAGATGAGTTTGGTTGGTTGCCAACATTACCAACAAAGCCAGCAGAGGCTGCCGCTCCACAAAGAAGGATTTTTGGTAGGATTAAGTTCACAACTGAACCAGAGGTTGGCACCTATCCACTTGAAGTTAGTCAAAAGACTACAATAACCCCTAGCGGTGGTGGCAAACTTGATGGTTATGCTGCATTTAATATTCCAAAAAGAAAAGTTGTAGAGGTTACCGGGCCAGATCCTGTAGTTCCACCCAAGACCCTCGCCCAGATGCCATCAGAAGGCCCTTCTGACGCTGTTAGCGACCTCGCAAGGGAGGCAGACATCTCCACTGTGGCTGCCTTCGCTGATACGCTTAGGCGTCTACCAAAAGACCCAGCAAAAGCCGTAGATATTCTCAAGGACTTGGAAACGAGCTTTGGCTCCCTGGGCACCCCAAGTTTATATGCAGACAATAAATATACAATTGAAAAAGCAAAACAACGTGCAGACGAAGCGATTCTTGGTGGCTGGATATCGGCAGATTTCCACAGGCTTACCACGTTTCTTGCCGATAATATTGATGAATTAAAAAAGCTTGACGGTGGAAGCAATTTTCAAGTTTCTTGGGATATCGGCTTAGCGTATTCCTACTCAGAAAGTCTGTTTGTTAAGGCTAGAGAGCTAGCGATAGAGCATTCAATATCTGGTGTTACCGCTGAAGATATTCTTACCGGTCGGTTTTCGGATATGGTCGAAGCCGCTGGTGGGAGCGCGTATAAGTTAGAGTTTTGGATTAAAGGGGAAAAAGAATATCTTAAAAATGCACAAAAGCATTTAGATGATGCTGGTATAGACTATAAATTAAGCACACCGGTACCAAGTCGTGCAATGCTCGCGCGCAGAGTGGTTAAGGATTATTATTATGAGTTGAGTGCTGCCATAAGAAATGGGCTCCCAGCCCCAGAGCCCCCCACTTTAGACATTGTTCGGCAGCCACCTGGTCTACCCAAGAAGGGTGCTGGGTACGAAACGTTTGGTGCTGGTGAGGGGGCAGACTTTTCTCGCGCAACAATGGACATAGATCCCAACACTACGCTTGATGATCTATTCGCTGGAGTTGATACCAGTGCCCCCGATCTTCCGGCGGCTGGACTTACGACACCAGAAGACTTTAGTGCTTTCATTAAGACGCCAGAGGGTGCCACTTGGTACGAGAGGGCAGCAGCCAGGAAGCGTGGAAGGGGCCAGATACTGCGTCGTACCCTTAGAACCAGGGATATTCTAGGTAAGGCCTGGAAGACCGACAGCGGCGTAGCGACTATTCCAGACTATGAATACGATATGCTTAAGCAGTTCGTTGCCATGGTTGGAACGAGCAGATTGCAGAACATTGCTCTATCTATAGAGCCTAAGATTGCTACTGGATTTATGCTTAATGAGCCTCTTGGCTTATACATGTTTGGCGAAGATGTTGTAGGAATTAGCTACTCTGCTATTGCCCAGGGCAGGTTTGTAGACACAACAATACATGAGCTTTGGCACTCGCTGAGCCGGTATCTTCCAGACGACACGGTTAAGTCTCTATACAAGCAGTTCACTCGAGAGCGCGAAGCCTTTATGCGGGCCAACCCAGAGGCGTTTGATCGCTCTGGTGCGCTGTCTAGTATTGATTTTGCAAAGGATCAGAGCACATACCGGTTCTCTTCGTTTGATGAATGGGTCGTAGAGAAGATGAAAGACCTGTCCATCCAAGAGGCGGCAAGCCGATTGCGTGTAAAGGGTACAGCGGCTGAAGAGGTCCCATACTCCAAGCCATGGCAGCGTGCTCTTGGGGCACTGTCTGATCTTGTTGCTGGCCACTACAACCAGATGAAGACGATTCTTGGTCGAGACGTTGCTAGAAAAACCTACATGGACTTCATGAAGGGTAAGTACCTTGATCAAGTACGAGACTCCCCCTTGAGGGATGTCATCAAGATTACTTCAGAAGATGAGGCAAGGGCTGCTGCAAGGTGGTCCGAGTATCTAGATGCTCTTGATTTACATCTTAAATTTCCTCTTGCTGAAAAGGGTCTCGCTGCTGCGGAAGCCAAGATGGCAAGAGAGTCTGAGAAGTTCCTTGAGTCTATGATGACTGGCCCAGCGGAATCATTGCCTGCTGGTGAGTTTCGTGCTCTTGCCTCTATGCCCCCTGGTGGCCCGCCCACCAAGACGGGGTTCCCATGGAGCATGAGGAACACCAAGAGTGAGCTTGTAGATGCTGCCGAGAAGGCTGGAATGGTTGTTCCGCCAAAGGTAACTAAAGCTCAGATTTTAGACTCTCTAAAGGCTCTTGGGCCTCGCCTATCCATGACGGGGGGGCAGAGGGCTCTTGAGGCTGTAAGAGTGGCCAGAAAGGAACTGATGGATGCTGCCAAGAGCCGTCAGGCTGTGGTCAAAGCAGAGACGGCAGAGAAGCTTTCTGCCGTGAGAACAAAGGCCAAGACAGATACGGCTATATTGAAGGCCGAAAGAGAGGTTATCGAAGAGGCTCTAAAAAGAGATGAGCCTGGCATCTACTACCCAGGTCATCCACAACCTTTGCAGGTAAGGACTGAAGCTGGAGGCACAAAGAACCTTCCATATAGAGCCATGGAGTCATGGGAGAAAGAGCTTCACATCAGCTTCATGGAGCTAACTAAACCCCTTAATGAAGAAGACACCCTATTTGCTGCATTTACAGCTTTGCGTATGTCCCCAACTGCACCATCTGAACTTCAGAAGTGGCAGAAGAAGTATGCAGATACCCTTCCAGACTTCCTTGGCAGGCGCCTTGGTGAAGTACCAGAAGACTTGCAGCATGCTGTAGTGCAAATGCGTGCTTTGATTAAGAGGTACGAAGAAGCATACGTTGATCGTGGCGCAACATGGACCAAGAAGCCATTGGATATGATGAGAGAATGGGGCGTAATAGAGTTCGTTCCACATATTCTTGAGCAGAAAAGAACAGTGTGGAGTGGAAAGCTATCTGCCGCTGTGTTGTCTGGTTGGGCAAGTGAAGTTGAAGCAATACCACCAATGAACACAATGGATGCTCGTTATTCAACAGCGATGGATTCAAAAACAAAGCGAACAATAGACGGAACAATATTAGAAATCAATACATTAAAAGAAAGTAGTGATACTTCGCTTCATTTTGTTTTAGATCCTGTTGCATTGATTGCAAGGTATATGCAGAGTGCGCGGGCTATGACCGCTGAAGACTTTATTGTTGCAATGATGAGAGGAAAGGTGATCCAAAAGGTGGAGGCTCCTCCCGGTGGGAGCGCAGCAGAGGAGGCTGCCAGACGCCAACTTGTGCCTTTGTTTGAGCGTGGGAGCATCAAGAGAGAATTAACGCAGGAAATTCTCTTCACCGGAGACAAGGCTGCCTGGACCAACGCTGGTGTAGATCTTGGAGAAGTTAAGCAGCTAGAAGAGGTGTTTAGCTATGGGAAAAGAGAGCCAGACATATTCGCTAATTGGATGCAAGACGCCAAGGATATGGGGAGAATCAACTTAGTTGAGAAGGGCATTGTAAATATAAGAAAAGAACAGTGGTTGGAGCATCTAAAAACCCCAGTAGCGGACGAGTTGTTTGACCCAAAGAAGATCTTTGATGAAGAGCTTAGAAGGGTTGACTTTACAGACCTTAGCGCTGAGCAGGAAGCAAAGGTTATTCGTGACACATGGGACATTGTAGCTAAAAAGTTTAATGATGAGATTTCAGGTCGCGGCCTCATTAGAGATGCTCCATACAAAGTAAAGGGTGAAGATCTTTCCTTGTTCTATGGAGAGGGATCTGAGCCGTGGGCTCTCTACATTCCACTTGTTGTCAGAGAGTCTATGAAGAGGGTTTTGGGTATTGGCGAAACCATGATGAAGGGCAGGTTTGGACAGACGCTCGACAAGCTCAACAACTTTTTCAAGACCAGGGTTACTGTTCTAGCTATTGCGTTCAGCACCAGAAATGCACTATCAAACACCATGAGCAACATCCTTGACCTTGGTGTTGGTGGTGCTCTTGATCCTTCTACAAACATCTTGGCCACAAGGTTGGCTGAAGCTGCCTCATTCTCTTCTGAATACGGCTCATTCGCTGCTGCCCACTCTGCACATGGCGGGCTGACAGATGTTGTGGGTGCCGAAAAGAAACTAGAAGAGATTCTTCATGCTGTTCCAGCACACAAGATTATAAAAGATCCAGCTTTGTTTGGCTTAGCCCAAAAGGCAAAGGATATTCAGCGTGGCATCCGGTGGAAGCTCACCGGTATGGACGACCTTCTAAAGAATGGAGTTGATCTTGGTGATGGTGTTACCAGGTCTGTTGATGATGCGCTTAATATACTAGAAACAAACGGTGTGGTTACACCTGCATATAGAAACTATGTAGATCTAGATACATTTGAGACTGGTCTTGCAGAAATTATGACCAAGGGATTCTTGAATGGCAATTGGGATGGTGCCGCACAGGGTGCAAAGAATATCTTGTCGATTATTGAAGATGTTGGATATGTTGCTTTAACAATGTCAATGACTGGTGGGGTGCCCGTTGTTGTTCCTAAAAAGGTGGGTGCCTGGATAGCCAGGGGGGTAGAGAACCAGGCAAGAGTTACCAACTTCATTGGAAATATGAAGAGGGGTGGTTCAGTAAGAGAATCAGCAGATCATGTAGCGAAGTTCTTATTTGACTATAACGATCTGACTCATATTCAAAAGAAGTGGCTGAGAACTATATTCACCTTCTTCACATGGAATCAAAAGAACGTACATCTTCAGCTAGAGATGATGCACAAATCTCCAGCGTTTTACTCTAAGTTTGGTCAGACATTCATATTTCAGCTTCCAGAAGCAATGGCTGCTTCCCAGTACGAAGAAGGCTCGTACTATAGAGACCCAGAGTATTTGAAGAAGAATCTTGTGCTTCGTGATCCACACACGATGTCTTACATTCGCATTCCGATGCCTAAAGTTGAGATTTTTGGTAAGACCGTTCTTCCTGGAAAACCTGGCGTTTACTTAGAGGGTCTTGGGTTGCCACTAGAGCCGTTTGCGGACACGCTATCCATGTTTGCGGAGATACCAGGAGCTTATGCTTGGCTGAAGGATAATGGACAGGGAGCCTATAGTGATGAGACCAAGTTTAGGATGGTCGGTCAGCTTCACTGGGCCATAAAGGCGGGCCTTGAACTCATAACGCAGAAGCACGCTCACTATGGTGTTCCTCTCAGAGAGCTAAATAATGGAAAGCTTATTGGGCAAATGATTGCTGGGGCGAACAGGTTGAGCCCTCCAGTAGGTGATGCTCTTAAAGAGATTACCGGTCATTCCGTACTCTGGAAGTTGGATAAGTATGGCAATCCATACCAACACAGTAGTGTCACTCCACTAAAGAACTGGATGTTTTCAAACATACCGCACATAAGAGGAGTTAGGGATGCATCTGCTGTTTCTGATGCATTTATGATGTCCACTATTGCCACTCCAGAAGAAGCGGCCATTGGGGAGTACGACAAGATTCCTTATGGGATTCGTCTTTTGGATGCGCTAACTGGTATTAGAATTGTTCAGCAGCATCCTCATGTAAGAAGGCAACTATACAAGTGGAGAATTGAAGACATGTATAAGAAGCAACTTGATGCACTGGACGCAATGAAGACTATGGAACGACAGTACCTACCAAAATAAGGTCGGTAGATTGACACCAAGCACTTATTGAGGACACGACATGCCACAGCCACATGGATTCTCTTACGCTACCTTTGGAAGCGGTCTTAGTACTAGCTACGCAGTAGCCACTGGACAGGCAGACACAACCAATGAGTCTTCTTCGGAGTCTTTTCCAAGAAAGGGAACGCTTTCCCACATTGAGTTTGAGCTATCCAGCATCTCTTCTGCGGCAAGCATTACAATGTTTCTTACGTGGGACTCTGC